AACCAAATAACTAGGAAAGCAATTACTGGGGGTTACGTCACTGCCCTGGGGTTGAAGCCGTACATTCACATGTACCAGCCAGCGTCCTTGATGGCGGCTTCCAGTGAGATCGAGATTAAGTACCTCGTACAGCACTCCCCCCAATTATTAGCTGCTCTTGGAAGGGCGGAATCGAGCATGGTAGGGCTAGAGAAGAAGCTGGGTAAGGTAACCCAGGAGGCTCTCATAGAGGAGATGGAGAACTACAGCGCCATGATGTGGGCCAGGAACCGCAGCTCTGGCCAGCAGATACTCAACCCAAGCGCACGCGGCGCAAGGGTCGCGGCGTTCTACGGACAGAAGACCCAGGGCTGGGTGGAGGCGCGGGCCATGAACGGCATCAAGCTGATGGACCAGGGGGCCATGGTAGTTATTTGGCAGGCCTGCAACAGTAAGGTGGCAGCCCAGGGGTACACGGGGGAAGACGCCAAGCACCGGGCAGCCAGGATGATGGAGCACATCGTGCATAGGACCCAACCTACTTGGGATCAGCTGTCCCTGTCGGAGGGTCAAAACATGGCGAAGAAGAACGCTCTCGCCAAGATGATGTTGTTCATGTACTCCACACAGAGGGTTAAGAACTACAACATAGCGTACCGAGCGATAAACGAATTTAGACAATCCGAAAAAGCACCTGAGGACTGGAAGAAGTGCATTAAGAATGTCGGCGTTCCGATAGTGGCTCAGTCAGCCACCATCCACGCTATCCGTACGCTGTACTGGTCTGCTGGTGCGGCTATCGGGGGCGTACTGCTGTCACTAATGGGTGGGGCTCCCAAGGACGACGACGACAAAGAATCGGTGTTGGAATCTCTACTTGACTGGCAGGCTATAGCCAGCACTATCCTCGGAAACTGGGTGGGAGTAGGTGACGTTATTGACAGCATGTGGGCATGGGGTGTTAGGGAGGGCAAGGGAGAGAAGCGTAACATAATGAGGCGAGGTAAAGAAATTCAAGTACTTACGCTAATTAACGAAGCCTCTTCTATGCTGGAGGAATTCGCATCCGCTGCGGCTGACGTAGCCAGGAGAGACCCAAAGGCAGCGGGGGATCACGCCATCAAAATGTTAGAGAGTGCCCCGACTGTACTGGGAACCTTGTTAAAGATGCCGCTGGGATGGATTCCCGTACACAAAAGCATGGCCACCGAGAACATGCGGGGCGGGCTCCTGAAGGACCGAGAGGGCAAGGGCTACAAGATCCCGGCTGTGCGTGACATCTACAAGTACGCCAACCAATACAAGCAAGGCAAGGGAAGCTCCGACTTGGTGTGGGCGCGAGAGATGCAGCTGATCATCCAGAAGATGGTCGCGAACGAAAGGAGCGAGGCGGACATCAAGAAGTTTGCCCTGCTGTACACCCCCGGCGAGAAGCCCAAGATAAACATAGACAAGAGGATAGCCTACTACGCCAGGGAGTTGGGTGCCGAGGTATACAAGCCAGATGAGATACTAAGCTCCAAGAAACGCAGGAAGGCACGCGAGGTTGTCAAGGAACGTAGGGCCAAGGCCCGAAGGTGGTTATCACACACGAAAACCAGCAGGAACAAGGCCGAGTATGCCCTAGTTGACTCGTACGTTGAGCCCACGGGCAAGTCCGCAATTAGCGCCAAAAACCGTATGCTAGATTACTGGACCAGGGACTAGGGCTTTAGGGCGGAGGCCTGCTCCAGGCAGATTGTGAGGTCCTGCAAGGTGGTGGCGATCTGGGTCAGTCGGTCCAGAGGTAAGGTCATGGTCTGTAAGGAGTTGCGGATCTCGTCTACGCTACCCACCACGTCCTGCTTGGTGCCGTCCGCCAGACCGACGGTGACCACGCCTGTGTGCGTTGAGTCCTTGGGTACCTGCTGCACCAGCCACGTTACCTGATCTCCCCGTAGGTGCCAGTTGCTGTTCTGGTACGCCAGCGTTAAATGTAGCCACATGTTACTCCCCCTCCTTCTGGTCCCAGATGTGATCCACCAAGCCCCACTCCACGGCCTCGGCGGCTGAAAAGTATTTGTCACCAACGGACAGGCAATGCTTGCGCCACTGTCCCGGCGTCTTGTTGGAGTGTTTGCTCATGAGGTCGAACCAACGGGTGTCCAGGCTGCGATAGTGGTCCAGGTCCGCCTGCGCGGTCTCTATCCTGGAGGCACCGTAGTCTCCTTCTCCCCTGTGGATCATCCACTGCGCATTGCCCATGGTCCACCTGTGGCCGAGAGTGCCAGCTGCCACCAGGAGCGGGGCGGCAGACATACACTTCCCGATTGCCACAGTGGACACAGGGCACGCAATGCTTTGTAATACGTCGTACAGGGCGAACATATCATACTCGCTACCGCCGAACGAACCCACGAACAGCTCGATGGTTTCCTTGCTACGACCTAGCATGTACAAAGCCTTAATGGCGTTGCCTATAGACCCCTCCTCCACGTCACCCAGTAGGTACACGCGGCGGTTGTCTACGTCAACACCGTACTCAAACAGCGCCTCCACAGAGTTCCAGTCTTGTTTTCGGGCAGCCATGTTAGCTCCTGAAGTCGGGTAGGTCATCCAGCTCGGCGGGCAGCAGTCCGCGGTTAATCATCTCCTCTGTGTGTATCACCGAGAACACGTTCCAGGCTGCTGCCGACAGGTGGTCCTCGGTGCGGTCCCCCTCCAGGAAATCTTGCAGATGTCTCATCGCGGAGTCCAGGTAAGAGCACAGGGGCTGGCCCTTCTCCCAGTTGCGGTCGCCGTACTTGACTGCACCGTTCTCCGAGTGCCGGGCCAGTCGGCGTAGGGCCACAGGGGATATGAGGTCGAACCGACCCTTGCCCTCCCGCTGGTCCCTCACGCTGCCTGAGTCGAACTCTCTCCGCTCTCCGCTGTCTTTGACCTCTCTGTAATCCATAGTGCTCCTCCGTGGTGGTTGGTTCATACTCTAAGTATAGCAACTTCTCAGGAGACTACTAGGGAGAATAATTATTATTCTTTCCCACTAGTGGTATTGCGGTAAAACGCTATACTTAATGAAACGCCCAAACAACAATTATGGTACAATGGTGAGCTATGAGCAGCAAAGCATGGATAGACAGTTCTAAGAGAGCGTACCTCCAGGTGCCGTACGACGTGGGCAAGGTGGCTGCGTACCGACGGTTGCCTGCCGCCAGCTGGAACCGCGGGGACCAGATGTGGTCGTTCCGCCCCACCCCCGCTGCCTGCCACACGGTGGCGAACATGGCAGACATGGTGTGCTGCGACGGCGTGCGTGACATGGCAGCACAGTGGGAGATGAGTCACACGGTTGAACCGTTCGAGTACGACACCATCACAGAGCCGTGGGGTCACCAGAATAAAGCGGTGTGGTTCACTGGTAACAAGTACGCGGCGTACTTCGATATGGGCATGGGTACAGGCAAGACCAAAGCAGCCATAGATGTGATCGACCACAAGGGCCTCAAGAAGGTTCTGATCCTGTGCCCGAAGTCAGTCATCAGTGTGTGGCCCAAGCAGTTCGAGGAACACGGCCCGCGGCTGTGCCTGCCCCTCACCATGTCAGGTGGCACCAAAACAAAAGCCAAGAAGTGTGCGGAGTTTGTGAAGGACCACCCCGACGAATCGCTGGCCATCGTGGTTAACTACGAGAGTGCCCGCACGGGCGACCTCGCCACGTGGATCAAGGAACAAGAGTGGGATGGGGTGATACTCGATGAGGCCCACCGCACAAAGACACACAACAGCGCGATCAGCAAGTTCTGCTTCGAGCTGTCCCACAAGGCCTCGTTCCGGTTGTGCCTGTCTGGCACGCCGTTGCCCGCCAACCCCCTGGACATCTTCGCCCAGTTCCGGTTCCTGGACGCTGGCATATTCGGCACGTCGTGGTCCAGGTTCAGAGACAAGTACGCTGAGACCAACCCATACTTCAAGAGCCAGATCGTGGGGTTCCGTAACGAGGTAGACCTAAAGAAGAAGATGGCGTACCTCATGCACAGCTGCCGCAGCGAGGACGTGCTCGACCTGCCAGACGTGATCGACACAGAGATCCCGGTGGTGCTCGACAGCAAGACCAAGAAAATCTACAAGGACTTCCACGAGCACATGATCGCGGAGGTCAACGGCGAAGAGGTCACAGCCCTGAACGCCCTGTCCAAGCTGCTCAAGTTGCAGCAGGTGACCGGTGGGTTCTGCATAGACTCTGACGTCACCAGCCACATCAGCACGGAGAAGGTGGACGTACTCAGGGACCTGCTGGCGGACATGCCCGAGACCGACAAGTCTGTGGTGTTCACTAGGTTCAAGTACGACATCCGACAGATCCGAGCCCGGTGCGGGCGTGAGGTGTACGAGCTGAGCGGAGACAAGAACGAGCTGGAGGAGTGGAAGGAGGCACCAGAGGGTGCCGTGCTGGCCACCCAGATACAGGCCGGTAGCATGGGCATCAGCATGGTGGAGGCAGCGACGTGTTTCTTCTACTCCGTAGGATATAGTCTCGGAGACTATGAGCAGGCCCGAGCCCGTCTACACAGGCCGGGGCAAGAACGTAACGTAAACTTCTACCACTTGGTCGCAGAGGCCAGCATAGACACCACGGTGTACAAGGCGCTGAAGTCCAAGAAGGACGTGGTGGAGAGTGTTCTGGAGGAACTAAGAAATGCCAATTGACCCCAACCACTGTCACTACTGTGGCGAGCCGTTGGCTCTTAACGCTTGGAACGAAATAGAACATGATTGTGAGGGCGACGGAGAGGGCGACACATTTGATGATCGACTCAGCCTCGGCTTCATGATCCTGGGATTAGACGGAGATAACATCGATGACACTGAATGAAAAACAAAGGCTTGACCGTCTCATCGAGATCCGAGAGACCATCAAGAAGCACGACGAAATGACCAAGGCCCTACGTCAGGAGCGTGAGGCCATAGAGCTGGAGATTTACAACGAGTGGGAAACAAGCGGGCGTTCGCAGGTTAAGCAAGGTGGCTCCACATTTTACATGGCCACAGACACCTACGCGAGCTGTCCCGCTGAAAACAGAGAGGCCCTCATCGAGTACGCCCGAGAGTCTGGCGTCGAGCTGGGGACCGTCAACAGTCAGAAACTGAAGTCTTACATCAAAGAGGTCACAGAGGAAGGAGGAGACCTGGACCCACAACTCGAATCCCTAATTACCACGTTTACAAAGAACCGAATCCGCATTAGAAAAGGTTGATACCATGTCAACAGAATTAGTACCTGTCAACGAATACACTGCTCTCGCTCACTCCAGTCTGGTTGAGGTGTCGGACTACAACTGCGAGACCCCGTCCTTCGGAGACCTGATCCGAGTCAGCACGCCCACGGGCGGCGGCCAGTTCTGGTCTGTCGGTGAGGACGCCGAGAAGGAGATCACCGGTATCCTGTGCTTCTACTCACCCAGGGGAATCCTGTGGCCGACCGACGGAGAGGGAAGTGGCAAGGACACCCCGGTGCTGGAGACTCACGACCTCAAGACCGCGTACCAGATGTCTGACGACATGGGTGACCTGGACATCAAGGTGATGGACGAGGCACGCATGGAGGACGACGACTCTGGGTACGTCAAGTATGACTGGCAGAAGCTGGGGTACAACCAGTGGGGTTCTGGCAAGGGCCGTGGTAAGAGGACCCGAGAGCAGCGTATCCTCGGCATCCTTCGTCCCGGCGACGTCATGCCCATCCTGGTGAACGTGTCCCCTGGCAGCGTCAAGGCCATGAGCAAGTTCATCATCCAGAACTTCAACCAGCAGGGCAAGAGGTTCTTCGAGGGCGTTGTGACCCTCGGCCTCAAGAAGGCCAAGTCCGCTGGTGGGATCGAGTACTCCCAGATCGCCCCGAGCGTCAACGAGTACCTGGAGGCGGACGCCGCTGAGGTTATCCGCACCAGCTTCACCGACCCCCTGAAGTCTGAGTTCGACCGTACGATGTTCGAGAATGCCATGCGAACGTCGTAGTATCCGCCATAACCGCATGGGCTGGGGGCCATACCTCCAGCCCATGCCTTTCTATAACGGAGTGTTAGATGCTTAATCACCTGATGTTAGACAAAGTGCTGTCGTTCGCAGCTCGGGGTTGGAAGATCCTGCCGGTGTGGGGTCACGACGAAGGCAAGTGCCGCTGCAAGCGAGGGGCCGACTGTCCATCTCCAGGCAAGCACCCAATACAACACGACTGGCCGGGGCACGCCACCGACAGGGTGGACACCATCCGTTCGTGGTTTGACAAGTACGAGGGGTGCAACTGGGGTGTCAAGCTGGGGGAAGAGTCAGGTGTCATAGACGTAGAGTTCGATGACGCTGCTGGTCGGGCTGTGGCCGACAAGCTGTTCAAAGATGTTCACACCATGACGTACACGTCCGGTAGGTCGGACCACCGTTTCTTCAAGTGGCACCCGGACCTACCTCAGCAGGCTGTAATCAAGAAGCACGGGCTAGAGATACGGACAGGCGGTGGCAAGAAAGCTGCCATGAGCATCATACCTCCGAGCGTACACCCCAGCGGTGTGTCCTACCATGAGGTGCAGGGTTTTGGGGTCGCTGACGTGGGGGTGGTTGACTTGCCTGAGGTGTTCTGGAATCTCATCAACAGCAGCGCCGACGACGAGTACGCCGTGGAGGAGGGCGTGGAGCCCAAGGACGAGATAGACGTGGACGCCGAGGTGACTACGGGTAACCGCAATGACGAGATGCTGCGGTACGGGTGCTCTATGGCTAAGATGATGCGATCCGTCAGCAGCAGCAAGGAAAAAAAGCTGCTGATGGCATCCATGGCTGGACACAACGTCAACAAGTTCAAGCCACCTCTTGACCAGCATGAGCTGGATCTGGTGTTTCAGAGCGTCCTGAAGTACAGCACACAGGACGACGTTGACGCTGCTAGCAAGAGGGCTGCGTACACTGAGCTGGGGCTGAAGGTAACGGACCAAGGGGAGTGGTTCCCAGGTACATGGCACCTGGACATCATCGAGTCTGACCCGGTCACATACAAGGTATGGGCTCCAGGCCTCAAGGAGGGGTACGTGGAGTTCGACAAGGACACGTTCTTCGACCACAACTCCGTGGCCAAGTACTTCAGTGAGGCATCTGGGGGTAAGGTGGTTCTGAATGATGTTCCTACGGTGTTCAGGAATATATGGGAGGGCACCCCTCCCAGCAAGAACAACCCGTCGGGGTACACCGGCGTGCGGGGGAAGCTACAGCATGCTGCCAAGACGTACACGCCGCCCAAGGAGGAGACCCGGAAGTACCAGATATTGAGGGGCGTGGTAGAGGTGGTGACAGGCAGGGAGTTCACCGACGACTTCACGGACGAGAGGCAGACAGTGTACGACGTGGACGGCGTGATCTGGTTCAAGTTCTACCCACTTCTCGGCAAGATGCAAATGGACGACAAGACCATCTCGAAGAACGAGCTGTCCCGAACCCTCGGTAAGCTGGGGATAAAGAGCAGCCAGCCCTATAGGGAAGGGATAAAATACAATCGCATGCACAGCATAAACGAGGACGCCATGCAGCGGCTGGTGGATGAGTGTAGTTAGATCAGTAACTCGTATACTATAGGGCTGAAAACTTTTTCAATTGGGTCAATCTAGCCGAGTACGTGAGCAAACTAGATATAACCCCTGTGATAGTAACGAGTTACTGCACCGGAGGTAAGTGAGCAAAAAAAGTAAGACTCTCCCTGTAAGTTGTTGGTACGCCACAAGTTAAGTACTGCTCACTTAGAAAAAAAGTAAGTGAGACTAGGTGAGCAAAGGAGCCAAACATGATTATTGAGCGGATGATTGGGGGAGCTGGGACAGGTAAGACGACCATGTTGATCAAAAAGCTGAACGAGGAGATCGCCGGTGGCGTGCCTCTCCCGGCCATCGGGTACATCAGTTTCACCAAGGCGGCACTCGAAGTCATCAAGAGCAGAAGCTCAGCCATCCAGACCAGCGGGGAGTACGACGGTTCCGAAGACAGCACACCCTGGTTCCGCACGATCCACTCGGTGTGCTACAGGTGCCTCGAAATCGACAACCCCCGCATGCTAGGTAACACAAGGGCGGACAACGAGTGGGTCGAGAACGCAGTCGGAGAGCCCGTCAGGTTCAGTGGGTCGTACCAGGAGGGTGGGTCGCTGGTGTACACCGGGAGCACCGACGCTGCTGTGGCCCTCAACCTGTGGGGGTGTGCCCGCAACACCATGGAAACGCTAGCTGATTGCCACAGGAGACGGCAGCAGAGTGGCCAGGAGATGAGGTCGCTGACGTACATCCAGGAGATCGTGGGGCGGTACGAAGAGTGCAAGGCTGAGGACGGGAAAATCGACTTCACAGACCTCCTGAGCATGTTCGCGGGGTTTGAGTCGGATCTGAGCCACGGGGCCGTTAGGGTGGACGCTGGGGGCCTTGTACCGGACGTGAGGGTGTGGTTCCACGACGAGTGTCAGGATGCCTCAAAGCTGTCCATGGAAGTCTTCAAACGCCTACTGACAGGGGCAAACGTGGAAAAAGCAGTGATGGCAGGCGACCCTTTCCAGAATATCTACGACTTCAGCGGGTCAGATCACAGAGTATTTACTGGACTTGAGGTAGGTAAAGAGAGTATAATGCCTAAATCGTTTAGATGTGGTGTAAACATCCTGAGATACGGCGAGAGTGTCTTAACCGGAAGCCCAGGCTATTTCAAACGGGGGATCTCCCCGGCTGATCACAAAGGAATCATTACGAATGTCCATACCCTTCAAAGCGCCATCGAGTTCATCGACCCAAGAGAGGACTGGCTCATTCTCGCACGGACCAACTCGCTTGTTCGGCGGATTCAGTCAGTGCTCAGCAAAAGCGGACTTGCGTGGAGTGATATACAGGGGCAAGGCCGAAGAGGTAAGCAAAGCCGAAGGATCGCAACTGCGTGCCTTGCACTACGTCAGCTGTGCGATGGCCGTTCAATTGATGGCAAGGGATGGAGAGCTATCACTCAGTCAGTGATGCCCTGCTGTCTGGCGGAGGGGACCAAGTCCCGGCACGCCAAGATAGACAGCGTGAAGGACCTTCCGTCGGTGGACGTAGCTGGCATAGGGTTCCTCGGGGCCAACGACAAGCTGCTGGGGATGATCAAGAGCACCTACTGGGCCCAGGCTTTTGAGAAGGGCGAGGACAGAGACATGGCTCACTTCGTACGGCGGTGGGGGCCAGAGGCCGTTCTGCCACTTAGGATACGGGTCGGCACGATCCACTCGGTCAAGGGTGGTGAGGCAGACAACGTCATCCTGCTGGGGACCACCAACAGGATCATAGCAGAAGCCAGCGAGAGTACGGAGGGCCGCGGAGCAGAGCAGAGACTTGCGTACGTTGGGATAACCAGAGCTAAGAAACAACTGATTACAGTGCAGGAACTGAGAAAACCTTGTCTTCCGATGTTTGCTTAACCTCCTAAATTACGCAGGTTGCCCCTGGAGGTCGGGCTTTTTTTGTAACCGGTTTGAATTTAAGTAGCCGCCCTTATAGGGAAACGTGTTATGGTATGCTCAAATTGTCTGAAGAAGTCCGCTGGGTCCTGGGAAGGGCGATTCTGTACGTTGCAGTGTATGCGGGATTACTATCGGCAGACCCTCAACTGGCCCAACTCCCCACCCCACATCAGGTATTTGAAGGATAAAGATTCATTATCTCCCTTGCGCCGAGAGCACGACGACGCTATACTGAATGCTGCGGAGACCGACCCAGAACTGGCGGAGGCAGCCGACGCAATCATAGCCGCAAGGTGCGAGGACGTCAAGGCAGCCAGGGACCTACTGGGGCTAGACGTCGAATGAAAGAGGCAGACATAGTTAGGAAGATTACCCAGTGGCTCAAGAACAACGAGTTCTGGGCCGTCAAGATGCACGGCGGGCCGTTCATGATGATGGGAATCCCCGACGTGCTGGCCATCAAGGACGGCAAGGCCTACTGGTTCGAGGTAAAGACTCCGAGGGGAGTACCGTCCAAGGTGCAGCTTTACGTTATGCAGCAGCTCAGGAAGCACGGCTGCGTGGCGGAGGTAGTCCGGTCAGTGTCGGACGTCGTTAAAGTCATGGAGCAACGCCTTGATAAACATCCAACCAGTGATTAAGCAGGACCTTGTGGTCCTAGAGCAGATAGAGAAAGCTCTCTTCGGGGAGTCAGGCTGGAGCGTGGACCAGTTCCAGAAGTACGCCGCGGTGGCGGGCGCAAAGATGTTGGTGGCCCACAATACATTCGGAGACCCAATAGGTCATGTATGCTTCGCTCAAGATGATGCCCACGCCATAGTCACAAACTTGGCGGTAGCTCGCTCTCACCAACGAGGGGGCTTCGGGACTAGGCTGATGGAGGAAGTGGTTAAGAGTGTTAGGGCTGTGTCCGATGACGTACTCATAGAGTTCCTGGTTGCGGAGGACAACCTGGAGTTACTGATGTTCCTGAAGGGTCAAGGCTTTCGATGGGTTCAAACTATAGATGAACCATTTGAGGGCAAAGACCTAGACGGCTACCTATTGTTTTGGGAGTTCATTCCCACCAAACGGTTTAGCTTTACAATCGACCATTAGTTAAGGATCAAGAACATGAGGAAAATCTCGACACTCGCACTCTTACTGTTGCTCGCCCCTGCCGTAGCCTTTGCCTCACTGGCCGAGGACCTCCAGGACGTGAGCGTCACCATCCGCACATCCCGTGGCCAAGGATCGGGCGTACTGATCACCAGAGAACTCCGGCTCAACGACGACACAGACGAAACTACTTCAGTGACCATGGTACTGACAGCGGCCCACGTTGTATCCAGCGCCAAGAGCACCCGGTCGTCCATCGTGGACGGCGAGAAGCGAACGATCACGGAGTTCGAGGAGATCGACGTGGTAAAGGAGCTTCGGCAGGACGGTCGCCGGGTTGGTGAGATCACCATGGCTGCCACGGTTGTGCGGTACTCCGACGCCCGTGAAGGCGACGACCTCGCGCTGCTGGTCCTCCGCAAGAGGGACTACTCGGACTCCAGCGTGACGTTCTTCGCTGAAGATGACATCATCCCGGTGGGCACACACCTGTACCACGTTGGGAGCCTGCTCGGACAGTTCGGCAGTAACTCCATGACCGACGGCCTGATGTCTCAGGTCGGTCGTACCCTGTCTGTCGGGAACGGCGCTGGCACCGTGTTTGATCAGGTGAGCTGCATCGCGTGGCCCGGATCGTCGGGCGGCGGTGTGTTCATTAGCGACCAACACAAAGACGAGAACATGCACGGTCGGTTGGTTGGTTTGCTTGTCAGGGGGGCTGGCAATGGTGGCGGGGGTTTTGCGTTTATTGTTCCGTCCCGTAGAATTCACACTTGGGCGGCTGCCTCCGACTGTGAGTGGCTGTTAGATCCTTCTATGGACCAGCCTTGCCTTGATGCTATTTACAAGGCTCCCATGGGTGGCGGGGACGACTCCGCAGGGTATTCAGACGAGGACCTCGAAGCACAGAACTTCATGCTCCTTGGTAACTGACCCCAATTCTTGAGCCCCAGGGACGGTCATGCAACCACCCTGGGGCTTTTTCTATTTTTACCCTAGTAGTATTTCCAGAAATTGGTATACTAAAGGTATGAGTCAAACGAACCGCCTGGAGAAACCCATGGCCAAAGTACTATTCTATGACATCGAGACCGCCCCCAACCTCGGATACGTCTGGGGCCAGTGGGAGCAGAATGTCCTGAGCCACGTCCGAGAGTGGTACGTTCTGTGCTTCAGCTACCGGTGGGAGGGTGACAAGAAGACCACGTCGGTGGCGCTCCCCGACTTCCCGGCTGCCTACAAGAAAGATCCGGAGAACGACAAGCTAGTGGTACAGAAACTGTGGGACCTGTTCGAGGAGGCCGACGTGATCGTCGCACACAACGGCGACCACTTCGACTACCGCAAGGCGAGCGCCCGGTTCATCTACCACGGCATGGGCCCACCGGCCAAGCCGCAGAGCGTGGACACGCTGAAGTGGGCTCGCAAGCACTTCATGTTTAACAGCAACAAACTCGGGGACCTGGGTCAGCGCCTGGGGCTCGGGAACAAGGAGGCCACCGGAGGCTTCAAGCTGTGGCAGGGGTGCATGCGGGGAGACCCCAAGGCCTGGAAGACCATGATCCGCTACGCCAAGCAGGACGTTACCCTACTACAGAAGGTGTACTACAAGCTGCGACCGTGGTCCACCAACCACCCGAACCTCAACACCGTGGACGGCACGAAGGACAGCTGCCCGACGTGCGGTTCCAACCAGCTGATTTCCCGTGGGTCATACCGCACAAAGGTCAGCACGTTCAAGAGGCTCAGCTGCAAGTCATGTGGTGCTTTTTGCCGGAGCCGCAAGTCCGTTTCATCCACCACCAACCTTACAACGTAGGAATGAAACTCGGACGGACCCTGGTACACTACTCTAATTATGAGGCGACCATGGACATACAGACAGACTCCACCCAGATTGAAATGTTTGACGGTAACCGATGGCCGGGAGAGATGCCGAGCATCGAAGCAGTGGCACACAGCCTAGCCATGACATGCAGGTTCGGAGGACACACCAGAGGGTTCTACAGCGTGGCGGAGCACAGCGTTCTAGTAAGTGAGGCTATTGAGCGAGACTTCGATGACCCAGGGTTGATATTTTCGGGCCTGATGCACGATGCCGTGGAGGCGGTACTGTGCGACATGCCTAGACCCCTTAAGCCAATGTTTGCGTCGTTCGTGGCCATGGAGGCAGAGGTCGAGACCCAGATCATGAACCACTTCGGAGCCAACTGGGATGAAGACACACAAAAAATCGTTAAGCTGTATGACAGGTCCGCCTGTATGGCAGAAGCCCGCGAGCTTATGCCCTCAGGTGGAGCGGACTATGACATCGCGTCGAACCCGAGCGCGGTTCGGATCGCCGAAGGAATCACGGTGGGCTGTTTGGAGCCAGGGCGGGCGAAGGAACTATTCCTTAACCGGTACAAGGAGACCAGAGCGAAACTTTGACCCGAATCAATGAACTCTAAAGAAAGGTAAGACTGTGAGAAACATTATCGACTTGGTTGCTGGATTGCTGCTGGCTATTATCCCCGAGGGATACGCCACCAACTTGGTGTCGCTAGCGTCAATCGGCTTTGGTGTCAGCGGGCTGGTCCTGCACTACCTTGGCCAAGGGGGGCTCGACCCCGCCGCGGCTACCGCCCTCATCCTGGCTGGACTCGGTGGTCTTGGCCTGCGTAGGGCAGTTGAGAGCAATGGACGAAGACGTTGACCACTGGAGTACACACCATGCAGTTTCCCCCGATAAGCCTCAAGGGTAAGGAATACACGTTCACTCTGTGGAACGGTGAGGTACTTCCGGACAAGGTTCTGGCGTTGGATACCGAGACCGAGCTGATCCAAGAGGGGGTTACACCTCGGTTGGCTTTAGCGGCAGTGCATGGAAGCGCGGGGAGCTGCGTGGTTATTCATCCAGGTGACGTGTTTGACTTCGTGACCGAGCACCAAGACAGCACGTTTGTGTGCCACAACGCGGTGTTCGACTTCCACGTTATAGCACAGCACCTGGGTCACGGGGACGTAGTTCAATCGGATAGAGCATCGGCCTGTCGAGCCGAAAGTTGCGGGTTCGAGTCCCGTCGTCCTCGCTCTGTGTGGTGGGACAGGGCCAAGGAGGGCAGAATCCACTGCACCATGCTGTTCAACTCACTCATCGGGTTAGCCCGCAACGACGAGGACCCTATCAACAAGGGTCTCGGCATGCTGTCATCCAGGTGGTGCGGCGTGGACCTCAATAAGGACGACCCCTGGAGGCTGCGGTACGGGGAGCTGCTTGGATTAACCGTGGAGGAGTGGGAGGACGTGGACCCGGCAGCCTGGAGGTACGCACTGGCTGACCCCATAGCCACGCTTATGCTGTACCAAGAGCAGGTCAAGGCAGCCAGCCGGATGGGACGCCGAGGGTTCGATGGATACCAGTTACCCAAGGCCGTAGAGCGGTTCGGGCTGCTGACGGTGGGCTTGCAAACGCAGGGTGCCATAGCCCTTGATGCGGTTAGCCGTAGGGGCGTGAGCATTGACTCTGAGTACGCCGAGCAGGTAAAGGAGGACATAGCTTCATTGGTGGCTGGCGAGGCGAGGTCCATGGAGGAGATGCTGGGCACCGAGGCCTTCCACCGAAACGCGGCTGGAGCCCTGAGCCTCACACCCGCTGGTGCCCCACGCCGCAACGCCAAGCTGATCAAGGGCAGGCTGGCACACATAGCCGAGCACACTAGCCCACCCATCATACCGCCGATCAACAAGGACGGGCTGGTCACCGATTCAGTGAAGTACTGGCAGGAGTACACCGACGCTGACCCGTTCGTGGAGACGTACGTCAACTTCATGTCGCAGACTAAACTGCTGCAATTCTTTAAGGCACTCAAGACCGACAGGATCTACCCGAGGTACCGACCGATGGTACGAACGGGACGCACCAGTTGCAGCAAGCCCAACCTACAGCAGCTGCCGCGGGACAGCAGGTTCCGAGAGATGATACTGCCGTCACCTGGGTGCTTGCTGTTGCAGGTGGACTACAGTGTGCTTGAGCTTCGGACGCTGGCACAGGTGTGCATATCCAGGTTCGGGGAGAGTCGCATGGCTGAGCTGTTCAGAGAGGGCAAGGACCTTCACAGGTACACCGCAGCCACCATGTTAGGACTGACCATGGGGGACTTCGGTCTGTTGGACAAGGGCGTGCAGAAAGAGCACAGGCAGCGGGCCAAGGCCCTGAACTTCGGCGTACCGGGTGGCCTGGGTGCCAAGAGCCTGTCGGAGTACGCCAAGACAGCGTTCGGGGTGACCATCGACCAGGACGACGCCAAGAAGCTACGCAACCAGCTGATCTACGGCACCTACCCTGAGCTTGGTCGGTACCTCAAGGGTGACAGCTGGGACAACCTAGCCGACAACCTGCACTGTTCGGTCGAAGAGGTGAACGAGAACCTGAGGGACTGGGACGCATGGATGGACGCTAACCGGATCGTGGCTGGCCAACCTGCCAACCGCAAGGACAAGCCGTACCACCCAGCCGAGAGGGATCGTCTGTGGAAGGCGCTGTCCAAGATGAACGACAACCCACAGCTGATCGACATACTGTCGCAGCGGCAGACCGGCATGCACGCCCTGCGTAAGATATTCTTCGGTCACACCCGCACGTTGACGGGTCGAATACGTGGGCACGTCAGCTACACCCGCCAGAAGAACAGCCCGTTCCAGGGGCTGGCAGCCGACGGCAACAAGCTGGCTCTGTTCAACCTAGTGCATGCAGGGTACGACGTTTGCGGGTTCGTGCATGACGAGGCCCTCATCAACATCCCCGAGGACTGCGACCTGACCGCAGCGGTAGAGGATGTCCAGCGGATCATGCGAGAGTCCATGGAGGTGTTCACACCAGACGTCCCCATCGAGACATCCGGCCTGCTGGCTGACCGCTGGTACAAAGACGTAGACGCTAACGAGTACGACGACCAAGGCAACATAATTCCATTCTCCAAGGGAGTGCTGACATGAGCGATTTCCAGCTGCCACCCATCACGATCCACGAACGACACGCTGCGGGTGTGCTCAGCCAAGCCGACCCGTACTGGACGTCAGACTACGGCATCCGGGAGGTACACGAGAAAGGTGTCACCGGACAGAACGTGAGGGTGGGAATCATAGACACAGGGATTGACGAACTACACTCTAAGCAGGACGGACAGCTGCACCACGCCATGGTCAAGGCTAAGGACTTCACCAACTCACGGCACGGTTACTGGGACACACACGGACATGGCACACACGTCGCCGGTGTCGTGGCCGCACAGAACCACAGCATCGCCAACGGGGTCGGCCTGTACATAGCCAAGGGGCTAGGGGACGACGGGTCAGGCTCCAACTACTCCATCGCCAACGCCATAAACTGGCTGGTGGACGAAGAGGTGGACGTCATCAACATGAGCCTGGGGTCCAGCCGACGGAGCCGGATCATAGGCGAGGCTATCGAGCGGGCGGCACTAAAGGGCATCATCACCTTGGCAGCTGCGGGCAACGACTCCGGAGTCATAGGCTGGCCAGCCATGGAGAACTCAGCGTTCAGCGTGGGTGCCATCAACAAAAACAAGGACCTCGCTGGGTTCTCGAACTTCGGCCCCAACCTGGACGGCGTGAGCCCTGGTGTACGGATACGAAGCCTGTACTCCAATGGAGGGTACGCGGTACTGAGCGGCACCAGCATGGCCACCCCGTGGATGACAGGGATGGTGGCACTACGCATCGAAGCGGAACGCCAAGCTGAGGTACAGATTGTGGACACGGTCCACGCGCTACGGTCACACCTACAGGTAACCGCGGAGGACCTGGGTCCTGCGGGCCGCGACCCCAGGTATGGGTACGGAGTCCCAGACACTAACCGATTTCTGCACACAGAAGAACACTCGGAGGAAATACCCGATGAAGACAAAGACGAGAACCGGCAGAGTGTTGACCTCATGGGCTTCAGTTTTGCTAGCCCTCCTGACGTGGGGCACGATCTGTCAGTCAAGCTCCCGCGGGGCAACTCCCTGGGAGGCAGTTGACCAAGCGTTAGCTGACCTCGGAGCCACGGACCCTGCCACCACCCGGTGGGTATGGGTCAAGAGCCCCGACATCGTACCGGATCTTAGGGTGGCCATCAACTTCGGTGCCAACCGCGGGGTCACGCTGACCGACGTCATCATGGTGGACGAGCAGCTGGCTCGGGTGGACTTCCTCAGGCTGGCCGACAACGAGAACGACGTGCGGGACCTGCTGGATGCGTGGGAGTTACTCGTCAACGACGAACCGTACTTCTTATCGAACGACGTGGTCACCGAGGAGACCAAGGTCAAGGTGCCAGTGGAACCGTACACCGCACGCGACGGTGAGGAGTACGACTTCCGGTGGGAGCGTACCACCAAGACCCTTCGACCCTTCGGCCCGCACGTCAACGAGCAGGCAGTTGAGCTGCAAGCACAGACTGGTTCGGCGGTCCCCATTGTGGAGGCCCGCTTCCTGATTCACCACTTACTAGCTAACGAAGGCGGAGGACTGTACTATGAATTCCAAGGGATCAAAGAGTCTAATAACGAGAAACAAGATGATCTTACTTTTTTTCTTGCTTCTTACGGCCTCGATCTTAGCGTTGTCGAACTACTTAGGTCCGATCAGAAATGGGCCACTCTTAGATCAGGAATCACCGGCAGGCCGCGTGCCGTACTCATCGTACCGCATCTCCGGTCCCGCCCTACGGTAAACCAGGGGAACGTGTACATCACCCTCGACTCATTCTACGGTGACAAGGCAGCCGAGCTGCACCCCATACTCAACCTTGTGGAGTCCAGGTACCGAGCCATCGAGCTGATCGCTGAGGAACCGTCGGGGCTCCTTCGGTTCGCACTGTTCGGTGGCAACGCTGACGAGAACGGGGACCTACTGGAGGCCAACGAGCAGCACAAGCTACAGCGGTCTGCTCCCAGGTTCGTGGTCACCGACACCACCGTACCGCCGCCACACCCCGCTATCCTTGAGCCAGCCATCAGCTGCATCAGGTGCCACGCTACCGGCGAGGGCTGGCGTGAGCTAGACGACACCTACTCTGTCACCCGGCTGCTACGGTCCAGGGTGGACGTGTTTGGGGACCAGGACGACGGGTTCCCAGACTTCGAGACCATCAACCGGGTCGCTGGCCTGTACACCGGGGACTTCGACAAGCTGCTGGACCGTGCCCGTGAGGACCTCGGTGGCTCGATGGCCATGCTGCACCCCAAGCCCATACTACTGGGAGACGGAACGCCCGTGCCCGTGGAGTCCGGTTCCATACTAGACGGTGACGCCACCAGCCAAGCGTGGGATTCCGTGGGTCAGGCCCACCGGGAGTACTGGTACGCCATGGTGGACATCCCAGAGATAGCCGCCGACATGGGGTATGTGGCCAAGGATGACCTGGAGGCCAGGGGTTTCCTAATCTCCAACCTCCGGCCCCTGCCCCCAGATCAGTTTGGAATCCGGCCAGAGGACCCAAGAATTGCTGCAATTTTAGACGGGACCCCTATAAACAGGCTGGATTACGAGGCTGTGTTCCTGGACGTGGCACACCGGATACGGTATAATGTGGGATTAGGCATGGTATCCACCGAAGAGGTGACCGACCCCCCACAATGACCAAGAGGTGCGACATGATCAAGTGGCTACAGTATCTGTGTTTTGTTGGTTTCTTCCTCTTTTTTACCAGTGGTGCAACAGCTGGGCCCGTTTCAAATGCCGGTTACGAGCTGGGTCCCGACGGGCTGTGGTACCGCGGTGGTATCGGGTACGAGCGTTACTTGAGCACAGCGGTGGACGAGTTTGGCGAAGAGTACGCCGCGTGGCGTTACCGTGGAGTCGCTGAGTCTATCACCGCTAACACACCGGACTGGCGTGCCAAGCTGCTGGAGATTGTCGAGCGAGACCGGCTGGAGGCCGCACGCATCGAGCGAGAGCAGGCAGAGGCCACAGCTTTCCAGCGAGCCCTTGAGCTACTGCAACCGCAGGCCTACTCCGACGGGTACGGCCAGGGGCAGGGCGGTTACGGTCTCGGAGGGTACGGTGACGGAGGTTACGGCGGGTACGTCCCCAACGCTGACCAGGGCACAACGGTGTTTGGGTACAGCGGCAACAGCTACTCGATGATCGCTCAGCTGTACGACCGCAACGTGCCACTGGTGCTGGCGCACTCACTGGCCGCTGCACAATCGCGTAGCGACAAGCTGTCGTCCAAGCTGGCAGACAAGCAGTCTAGTCTGCTGGACAACTACGCCGAGATACTCAGGATTATTGCGGGAGATGCCCCGGCCACGGACCCGGTACCTGAGCAGCCTCCACGGCAGACACCCCAGGACGACCAGCTCACCGCCCTGGAGGTAATCAGCAGCAGGTGTGCCGAGTGCCACAACGCTGCCAAGAGATCCGGCAAGGGTTCGGATCTGTTCCCCGACGGGCTAGACTTGACCAAGTGGGCGGACTACACGCTAGACGAGCGTGCGTTCGTTAGAGACGTTGTTGACTCGGGGCGTATGCCACCGGGCCATGATCCCCTCACCGAGGCCGAAAGACTGGCCTTCCACTTACCATAAGGTACAGAACATGAAGTACATCGTGACCTCCCTCGTACTGTTTGTGGCGCTGTTGTTTGCCGACTCGGCACACGCCACCAATTTCTTTCGCGGCAACCGAGGATTCAACCGCGGCTTCAACGTACAGCTCGGGCTGTTCGGCTTCCAGAACCGACAGCGGTTCCAGTCGTTCGTCAACCGCAACGGCGACATCGTGACCGTCAACCAGTTTGGAAACGTGGTAGACATCCAACGAAGGTTCAACCGGTTTGACAGGTTCAACAATTTCAATCGGTTCAACAACTTCAACCGAAACTTCAACAACAACCGATTCAACCGTTTCAACAACTTCAATCGTGGACGGTTCATCAGAATTAACGGAGTGTTAGTACGCATCCGATGAACAAACCTAGACCGTCAACCTACTATGACGCGGCCCTCAAAATGACCGAAGGTGGGTGCCCAGCCGCTGTGGTTGAGCACGCCACCGGGATGTCATGGGCCAAACTGGTCAGCCGGTTCCCCGACGCACGACGTGACGAGGGATACCCTAGCATCCCCAACAAACTCTACTGCGGTCGCTGCCGCTGTCACGTCAACCGGGTGCCGTGTGTCAAGTGCGACATGGTTAATGGGAACGGCTTTGATCGCCTTGAGATCCCAGCGGGGTCCTAAGCTCGTCGGCCACCTGCTTGGTGAACATCGACGCGAACCGTGCCCTCGGCCTCCCTGCGTTGGGCTTTTTTCTCCGCAGCATCTTGCGGTTCACCAGCTCCACGTCCGTGGCCTTGCCGGATCTTATCAGCCTGCGTGCCGACTCATAGCAGGCCCGGCACAGCCCGCGGTGCTTCTCCTGCTTGGTGCATCCCCTGATCATGCAGTTGAGTTTCTTATTTTTTCTTGGCATTCTTGACCCTCCTTTTTATCTTGAAGATGCGAGTCCAGCCCTCCTTGTACTTTTTTGGGTTCGACCTGTTACGGTCTCCCTTTCCGTTCTGTATCTCAGACATCGCTGGTCCCCCTGTTGAATTCTACGCCGAACCTGTTGCCCAGGAACTCCGGCAGGTGCATGTATTCCTGCTTCATGAACCCCCGCCCCGGCAGCTTGCCAGTGACGTGCAGGTCCAGGGCAGTACACACACCAGCCGCGGTGGTTACTTGGATGGCACTCCACTCGGTGCCCTCCAGGATCACGGAGTGCAGGGTCCTGGAGAAACTACGCTGCACATACTGATTGTTCAACCACCCCGTGGCGGTCACAAACACCACCACCACGTCCTGCGTGGTGACAGGCACGGACTCCTCCAGGATCGCCTTTAGCAGGACCCTCTTCTCCCTGAGCCGAAGGTCGTTGATCAGGAACGACGCAAGGTCGCGGTGACCAGGGAACCTTATCGTCTTGTAGTTCAGCTCCCGCACGGCACCGTCCAGTGAGTCGCACAACGTCCCCAGGCCACCCGACGTGTTAAAGGCTTCGTACTCAACACCCTCCAGGCTGAACCTTTCCAGGCCTTCCAGGGGCAGCACATGGCTGTACACTCCGGCGTGTATGGCCTCGCACGGGTTGCAGTACTCATTGATCAACCCGTCGGTGGACCACGTTAGGTTGTACTTCAGTGCGTTACACGGGTACTGAGGCAGGGCACCCACCCGCATGTGCAGGGTGTCCACCGTGTCGAACTCATTGACTAGGTGTCTGGCTGCCACCGCTATAAACCCTGGGGCCAGCCCGCACTGAGGCATCAGGATCTGCCCCACGTTGGCGTCCTTCGCTATGTCCTGCACGATCTTGGTGGTGTCGTTGTCCTCGGTCAGGTCGAAGTAATTGAGCCCAGACTTGACGGCACATTCCGCAATCAGTGGATTGAAGTGGTACGTCAGTGCTGAGATCACGCTGTCTCTACCTCTCATGTCGTACATCAGCTGTGACTCGTCGGTCACGTCTATCTGGATTGCCTCGACGTTGGCGAGCCCTTGCAGGCGTGCCAGAGCCTTCACGTTGTTGTCACCCACCAGCACGTCGTAATCCCCCGTGGACTCCAGCATGGTGGCTATCATCCGACCAACGTGACCAGCTCCCAGCAGCAGTACTCGGTGCTTGTTACTCATTTTGTTCCTCCTTAGTAGTTACGGACCTCATGATTAGTTCGATAGGTGTGTGGTCTCTCAGCCAGTGGACGGGTACTTCGCTACCGTTTAGGGGTCCGTTCCCGGAGTCCACCCCCGTGCCCACACCGGTAGATCCGATGTAGCTGTACCCGCACAGATTGCACGCTAGGCTGTGTATCTCGTACAACAGGGGTTCCTCCATCAGACCCAGGTCATACGCCATCTGGGCGTGCTCCAGTGCTCGGTCTACCGTGGACTTGGTTATCGTCATACCTTGTCGGCCTCCCTTTGCAATACCCTGTCGATGGTTCGCTTTCGCCACAGTCTCCCTCGGCACAGGGTCCCCTGTTCGTTGAGGAACGTGCGTATGCCCCCCGCTGTGAGCCTGCGGGACAGCCGCACGATGTCCTGCACGATCACCTGCTCTTCCTTGCGTGGCACCAGCTGACCCTCCACGTTGGCGTAACCGTACGGCGGTTTCTTGCTCACCGCCTGCCCGTTCGACTGTCGGTACCGCAGGCTCTTGCGGGTACGGTCGGCGGTTTGTGCTGCCTCGAATTCGTCGATTGACAACAGCACACTGAGCACCAGCCTGCCGGTCGGGCTGCTGCTGTCCAGGCCCACGCCGTCGTTGTCCACGATGTGTACGGCTGTCCCCTCGGCGTTCCAGGCACTGAACCAGTGCAACCCGTCCGCCGCGTTTCGGAACAGCCTAGACAGAGACAGGCACACCAGCCCGCCGTTGTCTCGGGCCAGCCCGATCAGCTTGCTACCCTCGGGCCTTGCGGACAGCGGTGTCTTTCGGGCCGACGTATGCGGTTCCTCTAGCACCACCCCCGGCTTCAGACCCTTGGCCTCACAGTACGCCTCGCACCTCTTGCGTTGCAGCTCCAGTGTTAGCCCGTCGCTTTGGGTTGGTGAGTATCGAAGATAGATTGGTACGCCTGTCATGTTGTCCTCCTGTGGTTACTCGCCCCTGGCACCCTGCTTGACCAGACTCTTGATGTCCTCCGGCACTTCGTGCGACACAATCATGGCCGACAGGCCTAGTGCGTGCAGGTCCTGCCCAGCCTTGTGCCCCTGGTCAATTGGGTACGTCAACCTGGGGAGATCGACTACCAGGGACCCTTCGATGATACGGACGACCGGGATTTCATTTCTTGTCATGCTCATGATACTTTCCTCGCTATCAGGTCAAGGTTATGGTGGTCAGTTAGCCAATGGTCGGCAGCCTGCTGGTGCAGGCCGAACATCCTGCCGCACAGGGTACACATCACCCGCATGCGTGAGTCGCACAGTAGTGTGTACCAGGGGTTCCTGGTGTGCTGGCACAGGCCCAGCTCTTTGGCTTCCTCGAAACGGTCGAGTGCGGCCATCCAACGAGCCCTCGGTCCCATGACAGGAGAGTAGGAAATGGCCTCGTCCCAGTCTGAACGCTCCAGGGCGTCCAGCACACCGTCCTTCCGATCCTTCGGATGCGGCCACTTTCCCTTGCGACGGGGGTAGTCACCTAGTTTTTTCATGTGTTTTCCCTCATGTCTATCACCCTCCCGAACGGTGCGTTGGTGCTCCCGTCCGACAACCACAGCACGGGGTACGTCGGTTTCTTGGTGGGGAACTCAGTGTACAGGTCGGTGAAGCACACCAGGAACTCCAGCCCGCCCGGCATGTGCTTGTCCAGCCAACCGAAAACGCACTGGTGCGACGTCCCGCCACCACCGTGCGGCTCCATCTTCAGCGGCCCGTCCATGGGGGACCAGTGCTGCACCCTGGTCACCCTGGTGTCGTGGTACAGGATGGTCACCTGTGCGTTTGGCCATGCCTCCATGATCGACTGCACCTGCCCGCAGAACTTCTTGAGCAGGTCCCTGTTGATGGAGCCAGAGCAGTCCACCGCGATCACGCAATCCTTAATCTCTTCGCTGTACAGCCCAGGCAGGTACGTCCCGCTCCATGCGTGCCGCCGGTCGAACCGCTGCCAGCTGTACTCACCGCTGCCCACCGCTGCCACCGTGAAGTCCGCCAGCTCTTCCTGCCAGCTTACGTCGTTGCGTGGTAGGATGTCCTCTAGCAGCAGGTCCAGGTCCCCACCAGCGGCACCACGACCGACCGCGTGAGCTGCCATGGCTGCCTCTGTGGACCAGTCCACCGGGTCGGCACTAGCACCTACCACCTCGGCCTCGCCGTCCTCGCCACCTGCTCCAGCACCAGCACCACCAGACTGCGGGTCACCGTCCTGAGGCTCGGCCTCGAAGGTCCCCCACATCATCTCGTCGGGCTCGGGTATGGGGCAGTCGTCCACCAGCATGTTGTAGTACTCGTATGTGGTGAGACCTACCGGGAACTTCTCGAAGGGCTCCACGCCCGGCATCAATAGCCCGCTGGGAAACTCGAACCCCAGCTTCGACAGCTCGTAGTTAATGTGCAGGTCCCCCGCCACGTTCCACAGGAACGGCCTGCGGTTACCGATGTGCTTTACATGCCCCCGCACGCAGTGCCAGACCTCGTGAGCCAGCACACCACGCAGCTGTGCGTCTGTGAGCGTAGCCATGAAGTCTGGGTCGAACCGTATCCACCGCCCGTTGGTACAGGCCGTACCGCACGGCGTGATCTGAATGCCGAGCTTCATCACCAGAGCCCCAAAGAAACGGGTGTTGATGTCGTCAATCACCAGGAACTGGGTGCGGGCTCGGGTAATGCGGTCCATCGGCGTGATGGTCATGCGTTCGGTCGCCGTCTTCATGCCGACACCCCCACTGCGAGTGCTAGGAACATCTCGTGGTTCTCCAGCTTGGTGATCGAGTCACTGAGCCCTTCGAGTGCGTCGTTGAGTACCGGCTGGTACAGTGCCAGCTGCTTACGCATGGCCGTGATACGCTCCATGCGGTTCGACAGAGCCCGGTCACCCATGTCAGGGTCCCCCAGGTCCTCTGTGATGGCGTTCACCTCCGCCAGCACCTGACGTTCGAGTGCGTCACGGACAGCCGTCACGGACTCGCTGGTGACCCTCACCTCGGCCTCAGCGACCTGTGTGTGACCAGCCTGACGAAACACATCGCGGATCTTGCCAAACTCTTCGAGCTTGTCCACCGGGATGAAGTAAACCGCACCACGGTCACGCAGGGAGATCCCGCCCATGTGTGCGATCACCTTAACGAACGCAGCGGACATCTGGCTGCCTGTCAGCCACCCGTATTCGTCCTGGTACTGAGACTCCAGCTCAGTCGCCAGCTCCCAGTCGTTGGGCCAGCACTCGATTCTACCGTCAGGCCTGATCGCTGCGGACAGCACCCTGTGGTACTGATTCCCGTGCTCACTGGTCCCGACTCCCTCACGAACAACCTCTACACCGTCGAGTGTAGGCCGAACCAGATCCCGTGGGTAGTTGGCCTCCAGCACAAACTTCAGCAGGGCCTCCGGCGTGCGGTGGTTGGGTGTCAGCCACCCGTACCCTAGGTCCGACAGCATAGGCTGCAACGTGGTCCTGAGAGTGCGTCCACCGGTGGACCACACAACTGCACCACCTACGTCGATGTGATTGTTAGACATAAAAAAGCTCCCTTTCAAACGGAATTAGTTAGACAAAACGAACTTGGAATTCTCTCGGGACCACTCAAGCACCTCTGGGTCTGTGGTCATGATCTTGGCGACCGTCATCTTGTCGGTGCTCTGCATGAGGTCACGGAAAAACGTGATCGAGGGCTCAGTCTTCATCCTGCTAGCCAGTCGGCAGCAGTCTGCCACCCTGCCACCGTCGTTGTCCATGTGTGCCGCTCGGCTCTTGGACAACAGGGTCATCGCATAAGCGTACTGCAAGCTGGGCTCCTCCGGTGGCAGCACCCCGTCCATTCGAGCTAGGTCAGCGTCAACGTCAGGCAGCCTGTCGTAGTACTTAAGGTAGGCCACGAAGTCCAGTGCCACGCCAGCACCGATGCAACCACCGAGTACCTCCTGGTACAGGTCCTCGGACAGCCCCGAGTCGAGGATGTCCCCCGCGAAATCCCAGGTCCTGGGGCAGGCGTACGGGTGGCCGTCAGCCTGCTGCTCGTCGGTCGGGTCGAACGTGTTGAGGTGGTCTGGCCGATTCTTTATGTACCCACGAACCCGGTCGGACACCTTGCCGTTGGACCACTCCAACCAATCGTCGGGGTTGCACTCAAGTGTCACGCTTGTCACGAACCGACTCACCAGCGGGCTGATGAGCTTCTGTGCTCCAGCCCTGTCGTGTGTGCGGTTACCCGCCCCGATCTTACGGGCACCTGCTGGCAACGTGTACTGCCCCAGCTTGCCGTCCAGCAGCAGCTGCAACGCAGCACCCTGGACCATCGCGGGAGCCTGTGACAGCTCATCGAAGAACACCACCCCCTGCCAGTCAGGGTCGTGAGGCAGCAGGTCAGTGATCGCCCGAGCCATGCGTGCGGTGCTCTTGCCGGGCTCCCCGTCGTACACCGGGAAGGGCAGGCCCCCCAGGTCCACGGCGTCGAGCTGCCCGAGCCTGATGTCGGCAACATCTAGCCCGGCAGCCTTGGCACGGTCCTGTATAATCTGGCTCTTGCCCACGCCGGGCTGGGCCTTGACGTACATGGCCTTGGTCCTCAATTTCGGGTCGCTCAAGAACTGATCGACCAGTGAGGCAAACTGTGGCGTACGCATGTGTTGGGGCTCCTATCGAGTGTGGTTGTGTGCGGGCTTCTATGTATTAGTATAGCATCCTACGCACAGGCGACTAGTGGGAAAAAAGTAAATTAAACTGGTGCCTCTGCACGGGCTCTCCCACGGTGACGTACTCCATCGCCGCGTGCATCAGCTCCCAGTCGTAATAGCTGTCGGCCTCACGGGGCTCGATGAACGCAGTACCCGACGTGGTGAGCCCCAGGTCAATCCGGCCATGTCTGGCAGTGTCGAGGACATACCGGGTGCATTGGTCGGCCTCAGTGCGTACGTCAGTAATCTCGAATCCGTAGTTCTTACGTTTAGTCATCTTTCATTCTCCTTATTGTTGCAGCGATTTCCATCGCCAGCGACCCGACAAGGATCGCCAGCATTCCCCCATACATCACCAGCGTTTCGATTGTCAGATTCATCAGCAACCCCTTTGTGTTAGAGTGTAATCCGTGACCCGTCCAAGCAATCATGCCGCAATAACCGATCAAGGCCTTGAATTTGTTTGCCATGTGGTCACCCGTCCTCTGGATAAACGTCGAAGTCAACCACAGCCACCAGTTTCTCACCTCGGTCGCTGTCAGCAAGGAATTCCGACCTTGCCTGTTCTGGGTTGTCTGCCTCGTATATGTACGTCGTGGTTTCCTCAATAATGTACTTCGGCATGCTATCGTCCTTTCTTGCGGTGTGGCCGCAGTGCTGCGTCTTTGGCCCTAGCCCGTGCCAGAGCCCGTGATTCTTTCTTGCGGAGCCCTGGGCGGGCTCCTGTGCGGTCGTGACGGCGGCACGCAGCCTGTGCCTGTGCCAGTGTGCCGTGTACCGCGATCAGTCTAGTGTCAGTGCCGTAGTGGACCGTCAGTGCGTAGTACTGGTCAGCGTGCCACGGCTTGGTGTGACCTACCACGTTCCCATCTGAGTCCTTGGTAGGACGAACGCGAGCACCCGTGCCCAACGTGCATTGGCTGCACGTCACGCGGTAGTACCCGTCGTCGGACTCCCAGTGGGTGCGTATGAAGTCAGCACCGGGCTCGGCGTCGTCTTCGTACGGTTCGTTCCATTCGATCATTTGATGAACGCCTTATCGAAAGCTGCGAGCATTGGGTGAACCTCGGGCGGCGAGCAGTACTTACATTTGCACGCGGCCACCGACGACATCAGCTTGTCACAATGCGTGAACGAACGGCCAGCCACGACGTGGTCACCGCTGGGGACGACGTACCCTGGTCGCAGCAGCACGACCACGCCCTGGTCATTGCAACGCATGTCCTGGACCTGTTCGACCCGTTCGTCCTCACGCAATGATGCGTGGATTTTACTAATTGGCATGGTGTTCTCCTATTCAGGGGTTGCGTAGGTAACGTCCAATGCGAACGAGAAAGACTCGCATTCGATTTCATGGTCGGCCAGCAGCTCGGCTACCAGCTCGGTAAGGTATTTGGTGGCATCCTGGTCGAAATAGCCAAAGCTGATAGAGTCATGATCCATGATGTTCTCCTGTTCAAGAGGTCGAAACTAAACTCAAAGGGCTGGCAGGGAGTCGAACCCTGCACGCTGCCGCCGGGACAGCCCTAGCATCACCCGTCAAACGCTGCATAACGCTCCAGGACGTGCTCCAGGTCGGCGTGTACCGCACGGTACTGTTCCACCCCTCTGAACCACTTGCGTGGCGTCTTACGGCCGTCTGGGTGCATCCCTGCCAAGTACCCAGAGAACCGCACCTGACCGGCCACCGGCGGTACGATGGTCATCTCGATGATCCACGGAAAGTGGTCCCCTCGGCTGTGATCCTGCACGTTCGAGCTGGCTTCGGCTTGCATACTCATCATAATCTCAACTCCTAAAAGGGTTACCGCGACAGGAAATAGTAGAACAAAGCAAACGCGATGCCCATTGGCAACGCTGCACTCAAGAGAGAGTAAATCAGCAGACCAACTCTTCGCAATTCGCACAAGGCTCGGTTGTGCTGATTTCGTGACAGCCATTCCATCCAGCGTAGGATTGGTCGGTGTGTTCACGGTGACAGTAGTCGCTGCAAAACACGATGTGATCCACCACGTCGCCGTGGCCGTCTTCGACAAAATGAAGGTGTGCCATGATTGTCTCCAGGGTTGAGTGTTGAATCTCCCGCACTTAAACCATTGTATACAAGCACCATTTGAAAGTCAAGCGATTGGACAAAATTATTTTCCCGTCGGCATGTAGGCGAAAATGTACGCCCGCTCGTACCCTGGTTCGGTGTCCTTTACCAGCTGGACGGCCTTGGCGTGCGTTACCGGGTCGCCGTGGCTATCGACGAACGAATCGTACTTGTAAGGGTTGTAGCTGATCTTCTCCCAGCAATCCGACGACAGAGGGTAGTACCTCGCTCTCGACTCACCGATTCCCTCGGTCCCACGCACGAACGCATGAACATTCTTCTTCTGTTCCCGCAACACCTTGGCCCGGCCAGCAGGCTGAACGGCGAACGTGACGTCGTGCAGTGTCTTATGGCTAACGTGCTCGACAACCTTGCCCTTGTGGTCGCCCTCCAGTGCTCGGATGCTGAAAACGTGCTTGTGCAGGTTCCAGTAGCTTTCGACTCGCATGATGGTGCTCCGTTGAGGGTTTCAGTGGCTTCCAGGTCCAGGCCCCGCGAGGCCCGGTGCTGGAGGTCAGCTGTTGTTTTTGTGCCAGAGACTGCCGTACACCTGATCTGCCAGCGTGGACTCGACCAGCTCGACCATTTCCTTGGACGAATCCGCCCAAAAGTCTGCCACGATTGACTCAACGTGCCGAGGAATGTCATCCTCATCATCACACCCATTGTCCCACACGATGTCGGTGGACGGCTGTATGCACCACATTTCGACCGCCTCGATGACGCAGGAATCGTCAGTTTTTAGCAGTGCTGTGTAATGCGGCAGGTAATCGGCTAGCGTTTTCGCTTCGCTTTGGGACAGGTACATGATTTTCTCCAGGGTTTCCAGGGTTTCAGGTGGCATCCGATGCCCGCAACCTTGGCTGCGGGGGTCAGAGGTCAGCCGGTGTCAATCTTCCAAGACCTGGAACCTACCTCGGCGGAGGTACTTTCTGGCCTGGATCTTGAAGCGATTGCTCGGCAGGTCGTCGGAGTCCATGCGGTCCTGCTTTTCTTGCCGTACAACTGCCACGTCGTGATCGCTGAACTCGTCGCCGAACACGCCGTCGCCGTCGTAATCTTGCATCAGGACGAAGAGGGTTTTCATGATATTTCTCCAGGGTTTCCAGGGTTTCAGTGGCATCCAGGTCCAGGCCCCGCGAGGCCCGGTGCTGGAGGTCAACCGTTGAGCAATTCAAGGGCCTGTCGAATCCGAAACGCCGCTTCATGGTGTCCCTGCTGGTTTATCCGGCCTTCCAGCATCTTGATGGCGGCTACCTCGCCAAAATTCTCAAGGGCCAGCCGGAACATCCGCTTGTGGTTGACGGCCTGCCGGACTTCCCGCTGCGTGGTTGTCGTGTTGGTCATTTTTGAGTCTCCCTCGTTGAACGTGAAACCAAGGTCTGCGAATGCTGCGTCCATGTCTGCGTTGGGGATGCTGTTGGTCGCCATCGTTGTCTCCGTTGTTTGTGTCGTGCCGTGGTTCTCTCACCACACCAATGATACGCATCGGCCAAAGTAAGTCAAGCTCTTGAAGCCATTATTCCATAATTATTTTAGCACTTGTTTTCAAGGGTCAAACGCTGATTTGTGCCGCCAGTCTTCAGATTTATTCTGGTCAATCGAGTGGAGTTCAGACATTTCACCTCTGGGGATTGCGTGGTTCATTGGTTCGATGGTCAGTTTGTGCCGTGTTTTATAGGGTTAGTTGGATCAGTTGTACTTGGTTCAGTGGTTCGTTGAGTCGTTGGCTGCCGACCATAACCGTGGCCGTGGCCCGTTCACCCCTTGTTTTATAGGCTCAATCGCCCCCGATGCACCCACCTACCCTGGCAATCCCCTGATGCAGGGGGTCCGCTGACCCATGGTGTGGGATGGGCGTGCTGTAAGTGCTGTCTCTCGCCCGCCTGCGTCGATGGCCGGGCTGCTGCTGCTGTCTCATTGTGAGAATCGAATCGCGGTTTCAGGGGGGACCACGTTCCAATTTTGAGACCCGACCCCAGGGTCTCGCGCGGGGGGGAATATAGGTAACCCCCTACCAACAATTATGGTATAATGCGATTATCCCCCTACCGGTACCTCTATATAACGGTATACTGTATATATGGCACGCAACTGGACACCACAGACCAAAAGGGACCTAATGGCCAAAAGGCTCAACGGTAACCTGTGTACCCTATGCGGGGACCCGCAGGACCGAAGGGGCCTTAAGTACTGTGAGTCGTGTTCCCACAAGAAGTCCACGCGCGACAAGAAGGTAAGGGCCCAAAGGATCGCTGACAAGTTGTGTACCACGTGTGGGAAGAAGCGACCGTTACACGGGTACAAGACATGCACCACATGCCAGGGCCTATGGCCCAAGGAGCACACATGCTGAAGGACACACTGTTCGTGACGTCCATTGGTGGAAACGAGGTCAAGTACATACTCGACACAGAGAGCCCTTGCCACGGCGTGGTGTACGGGAAAGCGAGCCTGATACTCAAGCACACCATGGAGAAGGACACCATAAAGGTCACAGACAAGAAGACCGTCCTCAGCTGGAGGAGGGACGCCACAGGAACGGTAGAGCTGTTCTGGGGGTCTGGGGCCCGGTACGACCAACACACGCCCGTGCGCCTCTCTACCCCGTCAGACGCCGCAGAGCTGGTGAGCCTGATAGACGCCATATACACTGCCAGCGCCCAGTACGGGCCCCTGGAGTCAGACATCGAGAAGTTGCTGGAGTCCATCGGTGACAAGCTCAAAAAGGACCCCTGGGGCTCAAAGACCACAGAGGACCCAGAGGTGTACAAGGACTGGACGCCTCAGGACGACGTAGACGAGCAGAGGCAGGAGGCCGACGCCGAAGAGGAGTACGACGAGGACTACGACGACGACGACGAGGAGGACGAAGATTATGGGACTTATTAGAACTATAGTGACTTACACAGCTCCCCCCAGCGCCGGGCTGGCGGCTTTCACGGGGATGGTGGCAGCTCTGCACGGTGACGTGAACCTCATGGTCGTGTGCGGTGTGCTGGCAGTGTCGCTCCTGGCGCTAGACATGTGGCTGGGGCGGTCATGAGCAAAACCCCTGAGATCGAGGACGTACACTACACCACCTCTGGTGACACCCACTATTTCTCGGCAATCACGTTCGTGGACCCAGCAGAGATGATGGTGAGCCAGATCGGTGGGGTGGACGCACTGGAGGACAAGTTCCGCAGGCTGGAGCTTCAGTGCCTGCTGCACGCCTCCAGGAAGCTCCCTGGGGTCGCCGCCTTTTCGGTGAAGTTCGAGAGGTTCCGCAAGGCGAGGGACACTGACTCACGGGACCAATTAACCGTTGACATGACGTACATCAGAACCAGCCAGTTCTACGACAAGGGAGACAAGTGTGACAACTATAAGCGAGGGACAGGCGCACCTGTTCGAGACTGACAAGTACGACCTGAGGACTGACGCCAAACACGTGATCGCCCGTAGGCTGGCCAAGGGGAACAAGACCGACGAGTTCTCAAGGGTCAAGAAGGAGATTCGGGCCCAGCTGAAGGACCTGTACGGAGAGGCCCCAGGGAAGGACGACATCTTCTACGGGGCAGCCCGGCAGTTCTCGGAGGCGTACCCAGACGAGGGTGAAGCCCCAGACGTGGAGGAGATCGCCAAGAGGAAGCCCGTGCCGCCCCGGTCGATGGACGAGATCGACGTGGGGGGCATGGACCTAGACAACGTGGACGTGGTGGCGGACGCCAGTTGGGTGTACAGTCACTTGTACGCCAAGGACGTCAACAAGGACACGGCACCCAGCCCAGGGGCGTGGGGCCTGTTGCAGTGGGCCAAAACCCACGAGAAGGAGTTCTTTAGCGGGGTTTTCCTCAAGGTGGTCAAACCCGTGGAGGTGGAAGACGACGTTGCCGTTAAGGCGGAACTAAAGTCTGCCGACAAGCGTCTAAGGCTCGTCAAGCAAATGTTGGCCGAATCGCGGTCAGAGGTACTAGACCTATTAAACCAGGAGGTGGAAGATGACCAAGAAGCAACAGATGACGGTGTGGACCCCCGAGGGCCTGATGACACTGACTCAGGCGTCGAAGAGGTCGGGGCTGCCGGAGCACGTGATCGAGAACCGGGTGAACGCGGGTTGGAGGGACACGGCGATACTGGCACCTAGGGGGTGCCTGAATGAGGAGGACGCTCCGTGTCGGTGAGGTACCCAGTTGAGAAGAACTTCCACGCCAACCTGTGGCTAAGGCAGAAGCTGATACGGGAGGCTGCCGGTGACGTGCAGCTCCAGCAGGACCTCATGGACATCTGCCGTGAGGACATCCACTTCTTCTTTCATCACTTCGTGACTCTGTACGAGCCCCGCAACGAGATGAAGGAGCTGCCTTTCATTGTGTGGCCTCACCAAGTCGAGGTCATCGACGCCATGCAGCAGGCGATACGAGAGGGAGAAGATTTCGGCCTGGAGAAATCCCGCGGCGAGGGTGCGTCGTGGATGAGCATCCTGGTGTTCTTTCACTCGTGGCTGTTCTCTGAGGATCAGGTGAAGTTCACCATCGTGACCAGGAACGAGGAGACCGTTGACGCCAGGGACGACATGGACGCACTGATGCCGAAGCTGGACTTCGTGCTCGACCGACTCCCTGGGTGGATGGCACCTCCCTTCACGCGGTCCCACTCTAAGCACTCTCTGCTTAACCACAACACCAAGAGCACGATCATCGGGTACTCCACAACCGGGGACGTGGCGTCTGGTGGACGTGCCACCGCCATGCTCCTTGACGAGCTGTCCAAGTTCCCACGCGGACAGGACTACGAGGCGATGGCGAGCACACAGCACGTCACCAACAGCAGGTTCCTGGTGAGCACGTACAAGGGAAACAGCGGTGCGTTCTTCGAGGCCATGAACGGCGACAGCTCCATGATCCGTAAAACGCTCACGTGGGAGGACAACCCCACCCGCAACAGGGGCCTGTACACCGTGGAGGGCGGGCAGCTGGTGGAGAACGACCCCAGCAACCCCCTACCGGACGGTTACAGAGAGAGGGCCAAGGACCTACTCCCCAGGCTGGCCAACCGCGGGTACCAGATCGGTGACAAGGTCAGGAGCCCGTGGTACGACAAGCAGTGCCTGAGGGTGGGTGCCACCCCCTCGAACATCGCTGAAGAGCTTGACAGGGACCCCACGAGGGCCGGATCGAGCTATTTCGACCCAGAGATGATGGATCGGCTGTTGAGGGACTGCGTGAACCCCATGCACGAGGGAGACTTCATATACTCCCAAACAGACGGCCAAACCACACCATCACGGTTCAAACAGCGAAAAGGAGGCGCTTTCCGCCTCTGGGGGCCCCTTTTGACCAACGGGGCACTTGACCCAGACACCGACTATGTTATAGGGGTGGACATCGCGGCGGGGGGCGGTGGGGTGCAGGCCTCCAACAGCGCCCTGTGTGTGGCTTCCATAAAGACCCGCCAGAAGGTGGCGGCGTTCGCAAGCCCTGCCATGATGCCTCATGAGTTCGCCCGGCTGTGCTACTACGTCGGCCACTGGCTCAAGGGGCACAGCGGGCCCGCACTGATCATACATGAGTCCAACGGACCCACGGGTGCCCAGTTCGGTCGCACCATACTGGAGATGGGTTACCCCAACCTGTACCGCCGGAAGGACGAGACCAAGATGTACGGTAAGACCCAGGCTAAGGTGGGGCTCCACAACCAGGGGGAGACCAGGGGGCTGCTGTACGGGGGTTACGGAGACGCTCTGTCACGAGGGGACTTCGTGAACCTGGACCGGCAGTGCCTTGGAGAGCTGAAGTTCTACCAGCACGCCCCAGGAGGGGGGATCGTGCATGTGTCTGAGGCCAACACCAAGGACCCCAGCGGTGCCAGCCACAACCACGGTGACCGAGCGACATCTGCGGCCCTGGCCAACTGGGGCCTGAAGTCGTACCCTGAGAACAAGAAAAAAGTCAAAGTAACGTCGGAGGTCCCCGTGGGGAGCTTTCAGTGGAGGAGGGACGAGGCCAAGAACGCCAAAAAGGAGAAAACTTACTGGTAATAGGAGGATTACCGCTAAAAAGTACTTGTGGTGAAGATTGAATTCTGCTAAAATGGCAAACTGACGTCAAGACTTCTCTCACTAACCCACAGGGCACTATTATGTACCACAAATCCAGCGGACGCGGAAACGGAAACGGAAACGTAGACTCTAAGATGAAAGCCCTCGCTCGCGGCGTGGCCTCGTCTCAGGGAGGCACCCACGGCAGTAGCGAATCTTTTGATAAGAACCGTGGCTCTGATAAGGGTGGATCTAATGCCCCCAACAAGAAGAATGGCTGAGTCCGTCTTCTTGTTGACGTGATGGGGCCTCGCGGCCCCTTTCTCTACCCTTATTCTACGGGCGCTTGAGCATGGTTGATCTTTCAGAAAAGAAATTGGCTCGCCTCCGAAAGGCGATGACGTTTTCTAGCAAGAAGCTACAGCCATTCCGCCGGGCACGGTTTGATGCCTACAAGCAGTTTGTGGGAGCTAACTACTCTGACGACGGTGCATCCCAGAAGATGCCTGTCAACATGCTGGAGTTAGCGACTAGCATCTACCTGCGGCAGCTCGCATCGGCTAACCCTCGTGTCAATCTTACGACGCGGGACAAGTCGCTGCGGCCTACGGCAATGAAGCTCGAAGCCGCCCTCAATCACCTAATCGAGGAGGTGAACCTCGGTGATAGCCTACAGCGTGTTGTGCAAGACGCGCTGTTTTCTGTTGGCATCATGAAGGTGGGATTGGAGGTGAGGGACGTAGAGGGTGAGTTGGGGATCACTCACGATGCAGGACAACCTTTTGCTGATCCTGTCAGCTTGGACGATTGGGTCCATGACATGACAGCCACAACGTGGAACCACGTCACTTTTTGTGGCAACCGTTACCGGGTCCCCACTGACTGGCTCAGAGAGCAACAGGACCTCGGGGTAAGCCCCGACAAGATCAAGCCCACCGACAAGACGTCGGCAGCCGCCGATGGCGGAAGCGACAGCAAGGGCATTGACTCTATATCTCTAGGGAGCAACGCCAGCGTCGAGGAGTTCGAGGAACACACCGACCTGTGGGACATCTGGCTCCCCCGCGACAACGTAATCGTTACCCTCCTGAAGGACAGTGAGGGACCTCCGGTGTTCGTCAAGGAGTGGAACGGACCCGAGCGCGGACCATTCCATTTGTTCGGGTTCACAGACGTCCCCGGCAACACCATGCCACTGTCGCCCGTGTCGGCGTGGGTGGACCTAAACGATCTAGCCAACCGCCTGTGGCGTAAGCTGGGCCGTCAGTCAGAGCGACAGAAGACAGTGCTGGGCGTGCAGGGTCACGCGCAGGCGGACGGACAGAGAATCATTGAGGCCTCCGACGGAGAGGCCATCTCAACCGAGAACCCCGACGGGGTTCGCGAATACCGTTTTGGAGGGCCCGACAACAATGTCCACGGATTTAGTCTCAACGTGCTTGATCGTCTCGGTTATCACATGGGCGGTCTCGATGTCCTTGGTGGGTTGGCTCCGGCCTCAGGGACGGTGGGGCAAGATAAAATGCTCAAAGAATCGTCCTCTACACGAATGCAGTCCATGCAAGAACAAGTGACCCGGTTCGCCGAGAAGGTGGTGCAGGACATCGCTTTGTACTTGTACGAAGACCCGTTGATAGAGCTGCCTCTGAGCAAGTACATCCCAGAGGCAGACTTCACGTACGACTTCACGTGGACGCCAGAGCAGCGAGAGGGAGACTTCCTTAACTACAACATAAAGATCGACCCCTTCAGCATGAAGGCGCAGTCGCCTTCCGAGAAGCTGTCACAGCTAACGGACCTGCTGATGAACATTGTGTTGCCGGGTCAGCAGATGTTCGTTGAGCAGGGTGGACGGATCGACCTGCAAGAGTACATTAAGATGGTAGCGAAGTACTCCAACCTGCCGGAGATCGAGTCCATCGTTGTGTTCGACGACGAGCCGATTGAGCGGGGAGGCGGTCCCCCCGCCAGCGATCCTAACGGAGGGACGTACGAGCACGTGTCCACTGGGTCATCACAGACACCCGGAAGCCAGAGGGCGGCGACATCACAAGACCTCATGAGCAACACACAGCCCCCGTCGCAACCTAACACCCAGCAGCAATGACCAAGGGAGACTAACCGTGGCCAAGTACCTTTACCGAGACGACGACGATAATCTGGTGGAGATCGAGAGGACCCTGGAAGAGATCCTGGAGAATCCGCACTACGCCAGCAAGGACGGCAAGGACCTACAGAGGGACGTCACGGCGGAGCTGGACAGGGACGGAAAGTCGGCGAGTATGAGCCAGCCTCGCAAGGGAATCCCCAAGTGGCCGATCTACTCGGACGCCGCGGGGATCAACCCCGCCCAAGCTAAGCAGGCACACGACCACTTGGCGATGCACGGAGTGAAGACTGACTACACGAGCACCGGAGAAGCGATCTTCCGGTCACGCGGCCACCGCAAGGCCCACCTGAAGGCCATGGGGCTGGTTGACCGCAACGGCGGATACGGAGACTGACCAAGAGACTAAACTCGACCAAAGGACCAACACAATGTCTGACGAACAACTCAATGATGAAATCCCGGAAGAAGGCGTAGAAGAGCCCGGTCTGTTTGATTACACAGACGAGAGCGAGAGCACAACCGACGCTGGCGAGCAGTACCGCCGAGGCGACTCCGACTCCTCGTCCGACGACGACTACGACGGCCCATTTAGCCAGGACCTCAGGACGCTGGCGAAGAGCTACGACATGTCGGACGACGACCTTAGCCAGTTCGATACTCCCGACCAGCTTCGTGCGGCGATGACCTTGATGGACAAGGCCTACACGTCGAACTCGGAAGATATTCATCCAGATGACGTAGAAGTAACGTATACTGACGATACTCCGAGGAAGAAGTTGTTCGAGCACTCGGACCTGGGGATCGACGAGAACGCATTTGAGCCAGAGGCTGTTACCCTGTTTCAGAAGCTGCAAGACCGGGACAACGCTAGGGTCGATCAGCTGAACCAGATGGCTGAAGACCTTGAGAACATGAAGGGTATCCACGTAGACCACGCTGAACGTCAGCAGATGGAACAGACGATGAGGTTCCAGCAGGACATGGACGCCTTCTTCCAGAGCCTGGAGGGTTTTGAGGATGTGTTCGGCGTGGAGAACATAGCCGACGTTCCCGGCGGAAGCCCAAAGTACAACAACCGGATGGAGCTGGTTCGAGAGATGGACGCACTGGTTGTGTCTGACCGGCACATGGGCAGGAGCTTCTCTGTGGCCGAGATCCAGCAGAGGGCCCTGAGGCTGCTGCACGGCGACCGCATGCAAGAGGGCGCGCGGGCGGAGATCCGCAGTCAGGTGAACAAGCGACGAGGGACAGCCAGACCCACGAACCGACAAGGCGACGGTCTGTCAGGCGAGGAAAGAGCACGCAAGAAGTTGAACGATAAGTACCGAGAATTGGGATTTGACCTTACACCAGTAAGAGACTCCAGCGACTTCTAGGTAAGTTCGGTGACAGCCACCATCAAGTGCGATGCGTGCGGAGATGTGAAGCCACGGGTCCAATTTGACGGGGACGACCAACTAATAGACGAAGGAAATTTGTTCTGTAGCGCGGCGTGCGCTAAGAACTATAGGCGAGCATCCTTCGGGATGCCGCATAAAGACACTGGGCTAAAAAGATGCGCTCAGTGTAATACGGTTAAAAGATGGTCGGCGTTCAGGAAGCTAGAACCAGAGTGCCGACAGTGCCGGGCGAAACGAGAGACAAAGTCCTCGTAGTGCCCAAGAGTTTCCGTACCCCCTCGGCTTCGCGGGGGTACGAGCGCTGACGAGACACAGTCCGTCAGTTAGAAGCAGTACAACACCTTAGGCCTATACGAAAAGGAACGTATCATGGCTCAACTTTCTGCCAAAGACATTGGGGATCTCGTATCGACCACTCTCGACGAGTTGGGTCGCCTGCGCTTTTCCCAAATTGCTCAGACGTTACAAGACTACGAAGTGTTCTCGCACTGGTTCAAGCGCGACAAGGTCGCCTTTGACAGCGGGATTGGTATCAAACGTACCCTCATGACGAAGCTCGGTTCGGGCGAAGCCGCTCACGTTGGCCTCACCGACACGGACAACGTCAACATTCAGGACGTCCTTGAGACGTTGGAGATTCCGTGGCGGCACGCTCAGACGAAGTGGGCGTTCATCTACCAGGAAACCCTCATGAATCGCGGCGAAGCCTTGATTCTCAACGTCGTAAAGCCCCGTCGCGCCAGCGCCATGATCAACTTGGTCGAGGAGCTGGAGAACAAGGCATGGGCGTCTCCCTCGACAACCAACAAGACCGAACCTTACGGAATTCCGTACTGGGTCGTGTCTAGTGCCACCACTGGTTTCAACGGCACGGTGCCTGGAAGTCACACCACGGTTGGTGGAATCAACCCGACGACAACGCCTAACTGGAAGAACTACACAGTACGGTACGTCACAGTTGACAAGCCTGACCTCGTAAAGAAGTTGCGTACTGCACACCGCAAGACCGGCTTCAAGAGTCCCATCAACATCGAGGAGTACCGCACCACAAAGGGTCAGCGTTACCGCCTGTACACCGACGAGGCCACCTTGGTTGCGTTGGAAGACATCGGTGAAGCGCAGAACGACAACTTGGGTCGGGACCTCGCGAGCATGGACGGCACGCTTGTCTTCCGTGGTCACCCGATCATCTGGGTGCCCAAGCTCGACGCCGAGACGAATGGACCGATCTATGGTATCGACCATAGCACGTTCTACCCGGTATGCCTCGAAGGCGATTACTTGCGCGAATCGGACGCCAAACCGGCCCCGAATCAGCACAACGTCTATCAGGTGTTTGTTGACTTGACGTACAACTACTTGTGCGTTGACCGTCGTCGCAACTTCCTGGCAACGACTGCGTAAGTTTTTTAAGTTCCTCAGGGCCCTTTCCATAGGGGCCCTGGGGGGCCTTTGATTCACACCCCAAAAAAGAATGTGTCCGGGGGCGGGCGCACCCAGCCGAAAGGCGAAACGCAGGGCGGGGGTCCTGTTAACCCCACTGGCTGACGTCGGCCAGAAACTAGAACCCATGGGGGCATGGGCTCATTTTTCTGTTTAAGGATTTAGTTCTATGACTAATGTAACTCAGTACAAAGACCCCACGGACACAACCCGTGGACCGAGCCCCATCATCTGGGCAGACTGCCCGTGGTCGGAAATTGCAAACCAAGAAGGTCAAGGTCAAGGCGGGTATAGTTTTTGGGATGATTTCGTCAATGTGCCGAAACGCCTCACCAATGTCGCAGACACAGCCGTGCAGAACGGCCCGTACCATCAGTTCCTTAGCGATGGTTCTCGAATCATCCCTTCAGCCGAGGCGGGTGGTGCTGTCTTCCTTGACAGCTCTGCTTCAAATGAGGCCGCGGTTATGAAGCTAGGTGGGGGGGCGTTTAACCTCGCTACCGCCTCCAAGAAGTTGTGGTTTGAAGCGCGAGTCAAGTTTGGCACAATCGCTAACGACCAAAACGGCGTGTTCCTTGGACTGTACGAGAACGTTGACATGACCGCCACTGTCCCCCTCACGGCCACCGGGACGTTGGCACCCGAAGTCGCTGTTGGCTTCTACAAGTTTGAAGAAGACGGTGATGGCCTTGATCTTGTCCACTGTGATGGCACAACCGCCACCACCCTGAAGGCTGACGCGACTACTTTGGTGGCGGACACCTACTACAAACTTGGGATGGTGTTTGAGAGCGACACGATCACCTTCTATAAAGATGGTACGGCATACTCTGATACACTTTCGGTCGGTGCTACCGAGTACCCAGACGCTGCCACGGTCAACCCGGTCATTGCGATCCTTGGAGAGGCCACTGAGGCCACAGGAGTCACACTTGACTGGTGGAGAGTAGCTCAATTGGGCTAATTTTGTTAGTCTCCCTCTTGGTCGAAGCTCGTTCCAGGCCCAGGCATCGTCTGGCGTCTGGGCGGGCTTTTTCCAGGGGGTTTTTCCTGACCAGGAGAATCACATGAAGATAGATGTACCAATGGAGTACCGCAGGCTGATGACCACGGCGTGCGGCCTGGACGCAGACTTTGACGCACTGCCCGAGGAAGTTGAGGCGGAGTTTTGGTCGTTCAAGAAGGTGTACGACCGCATCGCTTCGATGCAACCCATCGGGCCTGAGATGTTGGCCATGATAGTTAAGAGTAGCGGGTACGCCGCCGCCAACAAAGAGATGTACAAGGAAGTGCCACCAACCGCGGCTGAGCTGTTCGCAGACGGTAAGCTGCACCACGGAGACCGAATCACGGTGCAGTGGAGAGACAACGAGGACCCCGTGGAAGCGGAGTTCCTGAAGATGACCGGAGACAAGAAAGAAGTGGTGGCCATCCTAGACGGGGATGAGTCACAGGAAGAACGCCGAATTCACATCTCACGGGTAACATGCTAAATGCCAAATGACACACTAGCGTTTAAGTACTCCACGCTGCGGTCCCGAGTCGGGTACCACCTTGGTTACACTCGTACCGCCGCTAACTGGACCGACGACGAAAAAGCGGACATCGACGACTGTATACAGTCTGGCCTTGCCCAGTTCTATCACCCGCCACCGGTGCAGGGTGAGAGGGTTTCGTATGAGTGGTCGTTCATCAAGCCTACCACCACCACGTCGGTGTGGGGCGCTCTGGAGTACACGGCGTCTGGGGACCCCGACGGTGGGCAGGTCATCACGGCAACGGGAACTGACCCCCTGCTGTATGACACCATGGCCGGGAAGACCATCACGTTCGCGACAAGCGCTAACACCTACACCATCGACACGGTGGACACGGCCAACAGGCTGTTCTACACCACCACTGCGATGTCTGGCGAAACCAGCGGCGACACCTTCACGGTGGCGTCTGACGGAGACTACTTACTTCCGGCCAACCACGGGGGTTTCGTTGGAGACCTGCACTTTGACCAGGGCGACAACGCGGCGTACTCCATAACCCTCACCACCGTCAACCGAATCCTGGCCCAGAGACAGCAGAACATAGGTCAGGCAACGCCCACATCCCGGCCACTGATGGCCGCGGAGCGCCCTAACAGCCAAGCCGACGGGGATCAGACCGCTCAGCGATCTACCCTGATGGTTTGGCCCGAGCCAAGCGGTGTGTACACGATGCACCACCAGATCCACATCCTGCCAGTGCCTCTTGAGGACGACAGCTTCCCGCTGGGGTCGCAGGTACACGCCGAGTGCCTGCTGGCCAGCTGCCTGGGTATAGCAGAACAGAGGATGGAGGACACCGTGGGGTTACACTCGCAGGCCTTTATGCGGCTACTGAAGGCCGCGGTTGACCAGGACAGACGAACACGCATGCCCCAGACCTTAGGGTTCAACCAGGACCGGTCTGACGGGGCGGGATCACTGAGCAGGCGGTTCCACGAACCGGCGACGTACAACTCTACCGAGTACTTTGGACCATAACAAACCAGGAGCCAACAAATGGCGAGAACATACCAAGGTGACTGGCGCAAGGCCAGGACCACCGACAGCACAGATACGGCTTTGGGCGATAAGATTCCGACCACCACCAAGCCTGCCACCGATGGCGTGGTTGACCTTCTGGACACAGACTTGGGTGAATCGTCTGGCACCTTCGTTCCCAGTCTCATGCAGGTCATGCCGTACTGCGCCAATGCTGCCGACGAGAAGTTTGACATGAGGGTGTGGGGATGGAGCCGGTACGACTCGGATGGCACGCGGTACTGGATTCCCATCATGATCGCTGAGTTCAACGTCACCGCTGGAAACATCGCTGCTGGGTTCGACGCCGACGCCTTCATGCCCGACACCATCGTGCTAGCTGACGGTGACGCGGACACACTGGTGGTCAGCACGGCAGGGGACGTTAGCGCGTATGCCGTTGTGGACCTGATGGGTAGCGAGCTAGTTGAGTTTGTTTTTGACAACACCACCGGGGCGACCTCCCTCAACAACAACTGCCTGTACAAGTTTGTGAATTGAGGACAACCGTGGCAAAAATCGAAGCACACATCGCACTACAGTTAAGGGGCGAACTTGGTTTGCGCAAAGCAAACGATGTCTTGCTGGTTAAGCTACCCGGATCGCCGTGGTCAGACACTGAGCAAACTGAGTGCAGGATAGTGGAAATGGACTCTTACGATTACTCTCCACCAGTTTCAACAACAATCGTAGCGTTGCACGATGAAATGGTAGCCGAACGAGATGCTGGCGAACCGTTCCCGGTTAGATCGCATCCGTTTGCTGTGATGTCCAGTCCAGATGAGAACGGTCATTCGGAAATGGTTGAACGGTCAACCGTGCAGTTAGACTTAAACGATCTGGACTCTACCGAACGCTCCGACACGCTGAACGGAGAAAAGAAAACCGACATCCTGAGAGCGACTGCGGCGGTGAAACTTAAAGCGGACTTGCGGGGGACACCCCGATGACGGTTCAGATAAAAACAATCAAAGCGTCTGGCGGCGATTACACGACGCTGCAAGCGTTTGAGGACGCGGCGGCAATCTCATCGACTAATGCCGACCCGTGGCACGCTGAGTGTTACAGCGGGTCGGATTTGGATGGGTTCTCCAAAGGGGCGTGGGCCGAGGAACCGTCGTCCGAAGGTGGGCGAATAAAAATTTACGCTGCACCAGGACACGAGCACGACGGTTCCTGGTCAACGTCGAGCGGTGCGTATAGCTCAATAACAGGCGGCTGGAACATCAACAGCTACGGACAACAACTCGATTATTTTACGTTCGAGGGAATTCTTTTCCTCAACTCCAAAAACAGTACAGGCACCGTATTGGTTAGCGGCGGCGGCGGCGGAATGAAACTGGAACTCAAGCGATGTTGGTTTTACAAAACCCATGTGACGGTCACCGGTCAAAATATGTATATTCAGACCAATTCATCTTCTGATGCGTCAGATGTTCTTGTTGAAAATTGCATAATCCGTAGAGGCACTGTTGGGCTTTATATATCTACCCTTTCCAGTTCGCCAAATTTTGTCGGCACTGTTCGTAATTGCATATTTTATGGTTGCACTGTTAGAGGAATCCAAACCGGATTCACAGGTTCCGTCAACAACACATTTACTCTGCAAAACACAATTTGCGGTGAAAATCCCACGCATGATTTTTTCGTTGCTAACGTCGACACTCTTGTGATTCAAAACAACATTTCAACCGACGCTACCGCTGATGACGACGGAGGAACGGGCCACCAAATCAATGTTGATGAAGCAGACATTTGGGTTGACGCACCCAACGGGGACTTCCGGCTGGTCCACGGAAGCAAAGCAAAAGACAAGGGCGTTGCAATCGCGGGAGTCGTTACAGACATAACCGGCGTGCGGCGACCACAGGGTGGGTACCATGACTGCGGAGCGTATGAAGCAAAGCGAGTAGGCGGCGGTCGGATGCGGTCCTACAACAGACGTAAAGGACGCTTGCGGGTTAGGGACGTTCGGGCCAGAAGGGGCTAGACATGACCGAAGCACTGATAGCCCTCATCGGCGTACTGTCTACCCTTCTGATTGGGTTTGTTGGTGCGGTCATCAAGATGATGCGAGCACGCGGTCCCGTGCAGGAGGCCAACCCGCACCCGGACCACTACAAGTCGGGGGACATGTCTACGTCGTACTGGGAGCTTAGGTTTGAGAGACTTGGAGACAAGATGGAGATGGTCGGAGACAGGCTAGACACGATCATACACATCCTTGAGAGGAACGACGGTTACCAAAGACGAGACCGAGACTAGAGGGGAAGACCATGTCATACGAAGAAAGCCTAGAGAGACTGCTTACCGACAACGAGGCCAAAAGAATAAGTGGCCAGAAGAGGGGAGTCAAGACCGACAGGGGTTGGGTGAGGGAGATGGACGACATCAACGGGTGGGCGGACATTGAGGCCAAGAAAAAAAAGAGGGATGACAAGAAGAAGAGAAACAAAGACAAGTAAACTCCTCCTGGCGAGTACGACTATAGGTGTCGGGGCACTCCGCCTGTCAGGGCAACCCTTTTTGTGAGGACGATGATATGAATAATAGAGGAGTAGTTAGATTGCTGGAGTTTGGTGGTGCTGGTGGGACGTTCTTTTCCAACACCCCCCTTGCGGCACAGGAGAGCGTGACTGCTGCTGGAGCGGCCAGCATCACCACGTATTACACTGCCTGGACTACAACCGGCGCTGATGCCCTGACCTTGGCGAACGGAGCCCAAAAGGGTCAGCTGAAAAAGATTCAGCTAATCGTTGACGGAGGATCGGATGGAACCTTAACCCCAACAACCCTGACGGGCGGCACCACGATTACGTTCGCAGACGCCGGGGACTACGTTATTTTGGCGTGGGACGCATCCAGCTGGGTGCCCATTGAGCTTGGCAATGCCGCTGACGGTGCCACCGCACCTGTCTTAGCCTAAGGATTTAACCATGACCTCCACGATCACAGCAGCTACCTTAACCGTGACGATCACCGAAGAGGTATCCCTCAACGGCAAGGATCAGGGTGCTAAGAACACCTACACCATCGCCAGCGTGAAGGAAATCTCCAACCGGATTGTGACCATTCCCAGCGGCTCCGAGGTGATAGTCGTGGCCATGGGTACTGCTGTGGCCGCGGGTCAGTACGTCGAGGGCACAACCAAGTACATTCGACTAACTAACAAGGACGACGCCAACCACATCACGCTGGTGTTCCGGAACGAGAACAGCGACGAGTTCGCGGTCAAGCTGGACGCAGGGCAGACGTTCATTTACAACGGAGACAACACGGGCGGTGTGGTTGACACCATGGACGCCGCAGCCACAGCGTTGTCCGTTTCCTTCGGGGACCTAGTTGACATCACCGCACAGGCAAACACCGCAGCGTGCGACCTGGAAATCTTTGTAGCAGGAACCTAATGCCTCAACGTAAGTACATCAACATGCAACCGCCGATGGGCGGGCTAAGTGAGAAGGCTGGCTACCAGCAGCAGAGCCCCTTCACGACGCCCGACTGCTCCAACGTGTGGCCCTACGACTCCGTAGACGGCAGGGATAGGATTGGGTCCCGACCTGGGATCAAGTTCAGCGCCACCGACATGGGCAACGGCGTCAACATGCTGACGTCGCTGACGTACATCGACGCAAACAACGTCATGAAAGAGGTTCTGGTGGCGGCAGAGAACGGAGCGCTGTTCACCAGCCCTGACGGGAACACGTTCACCGAGGTGGCCACCGGGTCTAGCTTGGCTGTACACACCACCAACGAGCTGATGGCCGTGGGAAGAGGTGGGAAGCTGTACATCGCAGACTGGGAGTTACCTGCGGCTCAAGGCACCAACGGGACACTCACCGCCAACGGCTTGACGTTTGACGCCCTTACCGGCTACTCAGACTGGACCGCCACGCTAGACAACAGCGTTACTCTAAACGCAAACGACTACGTGGTTGCCATCGACTCTACGGGAACCGGGGCGGACGCCCACATAGGGATATACGAGATAGCGTCCTTCTCTAGCTCGAACATTACTCTAGCGACCGGTCGGCCCGCGTCCACGGAGGCCGAAGAGGCCATCACCTTCAGGGTGCTTAGGGCACCAAAGGTGTACGACCCGGTTGCGGACACATTGGTTCTCATGACAACCAGCACAAACGGTGCAGACTACACCGCATCGCCCGCCGCCTCAGGATCAGACGGAACACTGGACAGCGCAGGGACCGCGTTCGACTCCGCCACCTACTCGAACTGGACCTCATCCCCCACGACAGCGCTGGACGACACTACCCACGTTCTTATTATAGACAACGTGGGAGCGGACGGTGACGCCGTCATCGGGCTTTACGACATAGCCACGGTGGCGTCAGGTAACTTAACACTAAGCTCGGCGGCCAACCGCGGTGGGTCTGCTTCCACCGGCATAAAGTTCCGAGTCCAACCAAAGGTATACACAAGCGTACCGTGCGGTCACCCAATCATAGCACTGTACAGGGACAGAATCTTTTTCTCGGGTGGTGCAGACGCTCCACACAACTGGCACGCATCTCGCTCTGGAGACCCCTTGGAATGGGACGTGGGTAGGAACGACCCCCTGAGGGCGCTGAGCGGACAGGGAAACAACGCAGGAGCTCTTGGTACTCCCGTACGTGCGCTCGTGCCTCATGCCGATCAATGCTTGTTGATTGGATGCGTAGATTCACTCTGGATAATGAGGGGCGACCCGGCGTTCGGGGGAACCATAGAAAACCTCAGTTACGAAATAGGTATGGTTGACAAGAACGCTTGGGCCCAGACGCCAGACAACGCGACGGTGTTTCTGTCCAACGACGGAGTGTACGTGTGTCCCACGGGGTGTGGGGCACGGTCTGTTAACTTATACAGCCGGGACGTTGCTCCTGAGAAGCTACTCAACACACCAGCCAGCAGCCGGGTGTTCATGTCGTATGACATGAGGTACCGAGGAGTCGTTATGTGGGTGGTGACCAACGGAGGGCAAACGTCGGGTACAGCCGGTTACCTCATCAGCTGGTCAGGTGACAACAAGGGGCTGTGGCCCATGACTCTGTCTGTGGCGGCCCACGAGCCATTGAGCATTGCTACGTTCTCACCAAGCGGTGGAAGCGCGTCGGGAAGCCACGGTAACGTGTTCTGGGGAACGACCCTGGGTAAGGTGGCACACTTCAGTGCTGACGTGTCACAGGACGACGCTACCGACATCACCAGCTACTGCACACTCGGGCCAGTGGACCTCGGGGGTAAAGTTGGGTCGGCTAAGGTGTGTGAGATCCAGGGAATCACCGACTCTAGCTCTGGAGACGTTGACTGGGAGCTACTGGTGGGAAACACGTTTGAAGAGTGTGTGTCGGACACCGCTAGGTTCACAGGATCGTGGAACAAGGCAGGACGCAACCGCACATCTCGTCCTAGAGAGAGGGGCAGCGTGGCGGCGGTGAAGGTTAAGAACGGAGCCAGCAACGAGGAGTGGGCGCTGGAGGGCGTAGTGCTGGGCATTGAGCCGGGTGGAAGAGTGCGGGAGAGCCACACGTAATGGGTACATCATTTCCATCAGATAAGTTTCCAGGTAACAAGGCCTTTTCGGCTTTGCCTTGTCCTAAGGTTGGGTGGTCCGACCCACCGCCTCTGGATTATTACGGTAACCCTATTCCTCCTCCAGAGGTAGACATGGGGCCGCAGTGGCAGCAGCAGATGGCCGAGATGCAGGATGCCATCTTCAACATAAACCACGGGCCTGTACAGAACAACGACGGGCCTGGGGAGCAAGAGGACATAGACTTCCCGTGGTTCATAAACGTAGGCAACGACATTGAACCCGTGTTGCCCGTGGACATCGTCACCTTTGCGGCGGCTGGCGACGATCTGACGGTGGCTCTCACAAAGAACGATGACCCTGACGTACGGGCCGTTGGCAACCAACACACTGTAACGTACACAATCGCAGACACTGTTTTAAGCTCTTTCATAATCAAAGATGATGATAATGACGCTCAGACAGTCAACGATGGCGAGTTCATAAAGTTCATTGGGAAAACCGTAGAGTTGAAAAGAGCGATAACCACCGACCTAGCCGAAGCTGGCGGCAACCACACACTTACTATCGGGCTCGACTTGACCGAGTTGCCCGGCTATGACAACAGTAAAACACAGGTCATAGGGCATGAGGGGTCTGATCCTCCTACATGGTTAGACACGGAGGCGTGCTAAATGGCAATTCACATTAAGGCCAATGGAAAATTATGCGCGGACGCATTGACCGGAAACATCAAAATACACTCAGACAATTGCTGTGCCCATGACTGTCCTGATTTTTGCACGGATGGTTGGCCTACAAGTTGGACGGTAGTAATTGACGGGTATACCGATAGGGATTGCGGTGGTGGTGAAAATTGTAGGGATCTTGACGGAACTTATGTCGTGAATGACAGTTATTCAACAGATTCTTCTGAATGTAGAACCGCAGAAACCATTGATCTTGTGTGCAATTACAATAATGTGTTCGTGTACATCAATAAGCCAGGGTCGGACTATATATTGAACGTCGATATGGGTGGTGCTCCCACCCTTGAAATCTGGCGGAATAACTTGGGGACAACAAAACCTGATTGCAGAACTTTTGATGGAGTAGTCTGCACGCTTGTTACTTATACTGGAAGTTGTAGTCTGGCTTCGGGAAGCACCACGGCTACGGTCACGGCGTACGAATGAAATGCAATTTTGAGTGGGTATCTGATTCTGATAAGCGAGAGGGGTGGGGTGTATATAGGTGCAAGAATGGATGTAGGAACCAAAGTATCCACAGCCCCCACCCAGCGAAAGACATACATGCAGGGTGTGGAGACCCTGAGACCGCCAGAGGCCCTTGCGTACACCTCGGCAAGGCGACCAAAGACACCATAAAATGCACGACATGCAACGGCAACGTCAGAATAAGGCTGTTCGAGTGCGAATTACACAAGAGATGTTCAATTAAAAAACCCGTGGGTTTCCAGTGCTGCTGGAACTGCCCCGATCACGAGGAGAAATAGTTATGGCATCAAGATTCAAAGTTGTTCCGCACAGAAGAGGTGGTCGCGGTGTTCCGCATGTAAAAGGTTTTGGCGTTGGCACCAGCGCGGCGTCGGCGAAAGTTGTTCCGCACAGAAGAGGTGGTCCGACCGGGCCGTATCCGCGTTTGCGCCCCCTTAAACTTCCACATTCGGGAATGGTGGGGGCATTCGGTGGCACCGGAATTCCTGACCAGTACGGCCGATCGCAAGATTCACAGATTTGGGGAATAGGAGACCCAGTCTACTCAGACCTTCGTCCTGATGGGAGTCGGCTGAATCTCCAACAGCAAGAAGCCATCCGGCGCCAGAGGCTTGGGTTACAGCAAATACCCTTTCCTCCGAGCATTCCTGGTGGCGGACAGCAGGGCTGGCAGAATAGTCAGACTGGACAGGGGGGCTCCCTCAGTCAACGTATGGGGCCGTTGGGCCATGCGTACGGTGGGGGCTACGGAGGGTCAGTTGGACACCAGCAAGCAGCTGCCGCGGCCTACCAGCCACAGCAATTCGCTGGCCCTAACGCAGCCGCGAAACAGCAGGCCGCTCAAGCTGCTTGGCAGCAGCAGCAGCAGGCTGCTCAACAACCCATGCCGGGCGTAGCCCCAGAAGGCGCAGGCGGCGGCGGCACTGACCAGTACACAGGTTACTGGGGTGACACAATCCGGGAGATGGACGCCAACCCTAACCGCAAGTGGAGAATGAAGGGTTCAAAAGATTTTCTGACGCGGGAAGACCTGATAGCGAAGGCTCAGGCAAACCCGAACGCTAAGCTCAGGGCAGGCTACGATTCCTACGGTAAAATAGGTAAAAGGAGCAACCGACCCGCAGGGCATGAGAATCGTGTAGGCGGGAGCGGTCGCTCCCAGTACGACGGCAGTGCCGGACCGGGTCGTGTGGCCGCTGGCGGAAATTACTGGGCTAGAAAACACGCGCAGATGAAAGCAAACCCCAGGATGAAGGTATACCAAGGCTCTGGCACCAAAGGGCACCAGTACACTCTGGATGAGGTGGCACAGCTAGCCAAGGATAAACCGAACGTGAGGGCGACAGGAAGAAGCAGGAAAAAAAAGAGTGACGGCACGTGGGGGGAGTGGAAGACCAAGGATCAACATAGAGCTGACAAACGTCAACGGAATGTGGCGCGAGGCGGAAGAATATACGGCTAAGGTAGTTAAAAACAATAAAATAACAGCACACGGGAGAATATCATGGCATGGCGCGGCAGCACACCTCCGAAGAAAAAGAAGAAGAAAAAGAAGAAGGCCCCTACGTTCAAGAAAGGGTCTGAAGGGTCATGGCAAGATCCCCTTCTTTCGAGCCAGACTAAAGGCATGAGCATGGAGGACCAGTACAACGCAGCTCAGGACTGGGCCAACTTACAGAATGCGGAGCGAGCGAAGCACATTGGCCGGGGGTACGATGAAATGCTTAGGCATTCTGAGCGCCGGTTCGCGGGTGCAGATGCAGCGATACAAGAACGCGGCGTACACATGCAGGGTTCCGCACAGCAGAAAATGATGACCGCTGGTTTGGCAGGTTCCACCGCTGGGCTGGCCAGCCAGGGCCTTGCGTCACGGGAGACAGCGTTCGCTCGGAACAACCTCACGAAACATCGGGAGGACGCCCGGCAAGGCGTTGACATGCGTCGTCTAAAGTTCTTGGAGGACATCGAACAGCAGGGTCCGAACCTACAGAACATGGCTCTGCTGGCGCAGATGTCTGGGCAGTACGGCGGCGGCGGCGGCGGCCAGAAGAGACACCCGTACGGATGGGAGCAGGTACCATCTAGCCAGCCGGGTCACTTACGCCGATGGAACGGGAAAAGCTGGGAGTACGGTAGGCAAGACATAAAGGTAGGCAAGTCTGGGTTCGGAGGAATGGGCGGGATGCAGTTGGACAACAAAGCACTAACCAAACTTCCCGTGATACTCATGCAGGGACAAAACTGGAGGTCCGGTTAAATGGCTGGATACCCACCATGGACTCCATTGCCATCCGGTAACCGCCGCGACATCGAGTTGGAGCAGCTTAAAATTCAGGATTACCTCTTCGAGCGCGAGAGGTTGGATATGCCTAGCATTGAGAAAGGCAAGAAGATGGGCCAAAAGCCCATGACTGGTCGAGCAAGATACGCTCCAATGTCACGGGGCATCGGCCTCCAAAGCATGCTCTGGAAAATTGCGGGGGAATGGTTGAGCAGGCGCGGTCCAGGGGCTGTCCCCGAAGTCTCGGATGCGCGGAAACTCCATGAAAAACGCTACGGCGAACGGAGATATATGTATGATCCGTTTGAATATGTTGACCGAACGAGTCGTGCTTTCGGGGAATGGTATAGCGGACAGCACGGAGGCGGCGGCGGCCCGCCAATCGCCAGCACCCGAGGGGGCGTACACCTACCTGGGGCACACTTGAGGGCATACAGTCGCTCCACCACAGCAGCTGACCGAAGAAGAGAAAGTGAAGGTCGTTATTGGAATCAGCAGACAGGTCAATGGGAACACGCGGAACCGATGGGTCGTAGACCGTCGGATTCGTTTTACGCGGCTCACGGAATGCAGACGGGTCCTCGCGCACAGGAGCTGCGTAAGGAACGTGAACAGATCGCCGATGCCCTGGCCGACGAAGAAAGACGGAAACAACACGAGCGTAACATGAGGTATCTAGCGGTCGGTAACGAAACACGACCCTGGCTGAGGCGCGAGGCGTATCTAGCGCAAGGCAACTACCCATAGGGTTTTGCTGTTGTCGGTTAGCTGCATAATAACACACGTGAGGAGTAACAATTAAATGGCTGGATACCAGACACCATGGAACCAAACGGCAGCGTACCGCGCTGCTATGAACACAGGGCCGCAGTTTAACCCTCTGCATCCCAACGAGACATATCAAGAAAGGTTTCTGCGTGAACGGAAGGAGGCGCGGGATGCCCGGAAGGCTGAGTACGACGCGAACCAGAGAGATTTCCTAAACGCTACTTACGAGAACCAGAGTTCGTTTGATCAGTGGAAGGCGGGCAGGGACATGCAACGGGTGTGGGGCCCGGAGGGTGGTCAGACGAGGCGTGTTCCTGCTTATACGTCTAGTAATTTGGGAGGGAAGTGGGGCGGTCCCAGACTAATCGGTCATCGCGATGTCCGCCAGCGGGACGTGTCTCAGGGAGACCCCGCAACCGGAGGTTACGGTGGACAGGGACCCGGAGGATTCAACGAATGGTCTGCGAACAGGGACGACTACAGGAAAGCCCTGGCGGACGGCGAATTCGATAACATGTCCCCCTCACAGCGGGAAGAGGCCCGCATGGACATGAGTACCTTCAGAGAAGAGCAAGCCGCGGAACGGTATAAGAAGCAGCAGGAGATGATTGCCGCTAAGGAAAAACAGCTGAGAGAGGCTGCCGAGGATAAGGAGAATAAGGAGATAGGTGCCGACCCGAATGTGTACGACGGTCCCGACTGGGACAAAGATCGGCAGGCTGCGTCCGATCTCGACAAGGACGACACCCGGTTTACCCAAGAGCAGTTCATGCACGAGGACAGGTGGAACGAGGAAGACCGGCTGGCGGAGCAGCGAGACCCCAGATTCCCGTTTTCCGGCATGTACGACGAAGAAAAATTGGCTCAAGGGCGGAAGGACCTGATTAACCAGGAGAAAAACACGTACGACAGCTTCTTGCAGCGGGGAAGCAACAAAGAGGTCCGAGAAAGGCAAGCCCGAGATAGGGGTATCAACGAGGCAATCGACGATTGGACGGAATACGACAATCGGCAGGTAAGGCAGCCAGTGGACGAAGGTGTGGCTGCCGACATCGCGGCTGACTCCTCCGACAATTTTTTGCTGGATTACGAGGGCGACTGGCAGAAGCTGGGCCCCGCCCACCAAGCGACACGGAACCGAGGGGTAGAGGATGATAGCTATGATCCTCCTGACTCCGGTGGGCACGACTCTGAGGAGCAAAGAACTGGGAAGTTTAGGGGCCCCCAGCGCCAACTGGCGGACCCGCAGGCCCCAGCCACTGGCCTAGTGGGAGCGGCGGAGTGGAAGAAGGAGGCAGACAGGGTCCACAGAGAGAAAATTGGTACTGCTACCGATAAGGTGACAGCAGCAGGTGAAGCGGGGCATCTGGCTCCCGCCGAGGTGGCGAGTCTTATCTCTCAGATACGGTCTGGAAGACCTTCTGCTGTCAAGGATGCAATGTGGAGGCTACATGAGATGGGCGTCAGAGGAGGTTGGATTGACCCAATACTGCATGAAGACAGCCTACAACGTCGGCCCGGTCCCATGTCGTACGGCAACTCCCCGTTTGGCGGCTATGGGGATCGCGGACATGGAGAGGGCCCCGCGACCCCAGTTATACCGGGCCATGGGCGGTACGGTGCGTGACCCCATCGACACCGAGGTAGCGGTTGATACACAAGTAAGATAACCGGAGATCAAAATGCCAATCAAGTTTACTAACGAACCAGCCATGGGCGACATGTACGGTGCGTACGCTGCTGCTGGGCGGGGTAAGGCTCTGGAGAAGCGCAGGCAAGAGGCCATACAGCAGCAGCAGTTCGCTGCGCAGATGGCTCAAAAAGAGCGTATGCAGATTCGCCAGATGCAGTTCGAGGGCGAGAAGGCGCAATTCAATCAGCGCAACCGGTTCCAGGAACTGATGTACGGGGCGAACCCGGAGCTACTGATTCGCAAAGACGTTTTCGATTTCAGACAAAAGTTGGCCGCTGACAAGGCTGACGCTGAGAGGTTAGAGGCAGACAGGATCAGGGGATTAGATCAGGGCCACGACCTAAAAAGGGACAGATTAAACGACGAAAGAGAGTTCAAGCAGGAGGACATGGAGCATGATCGAGGCCGTGCGGAAGGCCAACTAGACGAATCAATGGCGAGGAACGATGAGCTGAGGACCAGGAGTGAACGCTACAACTACCCCCATGATGTTACCAGAGAGCTTGATAAACTAGACAGGAGCATAGCTGACGCGAGGAACCCGAACGGTTCGCTCAAAGACGTTGACGAGAACGCTCGTAACAGGCGCTTGGCGGACCTGTACGACATGCAGAATGGAATAATGGAGGGTGCAAACACCGAAAGGAACATGAAACCGCCGGAGTTTGGGCAAGATCGCATCATCAATGACCCACTGACCGGAGATCCCGTCGGAGTTAGAAGGTGGCAGGGTAGGGACCCAGATACGGGTGAGGGTATTTATGGTGACATTGAGGACTTACCGTCCTCCGGCCCGCCGCAGGCAGAACCCATGAAGCCCAACGAGAGGGCTGCTCGGATCAACGAAGCTGCGGACAGCATACTCGCAGATGCCATAAGAGTGCGGGCAGCCAATAAGCCCCGATTCCAGGACGAAAACGAAGCTCATACTCCTCAGCACCGGCAAGCAGCCACTAGTGCTTGGGAGTTGAAATACCCAGAAATGACTTACGCGGAAGCCAGGGAAAAGGCCACGGAAATGATTGACGGCGAGGTACAAGCTGAACGGGAAAGAAGCGACAAGGCGTACGCCGACCAGCAAGCGGGAGAAGACGACAGGGCAAACAATTACAAGCACGCTACGAAATACAAAAGCATAATGAAGAAGGTGTTGTCGGATTGGTACAACAGCGTACATGGGCGCGGGTTTGAGGAGAACGAGGGTAACGCAGAAGCCAGAGAGATTGTAGCTGGGTTGCCTCGTGACCTACACCCTGGAAGCATGACCGATGAGCAGGCTGAGGAGTACATGGACGCAGATGAGTACCCAGTGCTACATGCAGCGATCATGGAACGAGAAGGGCTGGGTGAGGAAACTAGGAAGTGGCGCGCAGAAGCAGAAGCAGCCGAAGCAGAGGCAGCAGAAGGAGGAGAAGAGGCAGCAGAAGGAGGAGAAGAGGGCGGAGCACCAGCGGAAGCAGAAGGAGAACCAGCAGTAGAAGAAGACACGCCCGTGGAACCGCCAATAGCTGATCCGTACACTGGCCTAGAGGGGTGGGATGACGAAGCAGCCGGAGCGGCAGAGAGGGACCCTGGGTTGGATGCTGGCGGAATGCCCATAGTACCACCGGAAACCCTCGGCGGGTCAGTAGACGCCAGACTGGATGCCTCGGAGCGGAATGCTAGGAATTTCGCGGATGCCACTGCGGAGGGGGAGGATCTGGCCCCGCCCACCCATGAGAAGCTATCGAAGCCCCTCGTCCAGGCGGGCGAACCATGGATGAACCCTCATACTCCTGGTAAAGAATACACGGGCGATTGGCCAGCCTTTAGGATAAATAGTGGTCGTGCCCTGGGCCCAGACGCATCGCAAGAATCTATCGACGCTATGTTGAGTTATCAAAGAATCCTCGCGGAGCTTCCACGGGTGTTCGACGAAAAGAGCGGCGTGTATCATTCCGACTGGGAGGAGCTGACGCCGGGGCAGAGGGCTCGCCTAGCAGAATACCAGTTGATAATGACGAGCGAGGGAACTATGGTGACCCCTCCCCCTAGCGGTCCAGACCCGTTGGCGTACTGAGAGACTACTCCAGTTATACCACAAGCTAATCCCAGATACTAATCGGGACCAAGAAAATGACAATTCCATCCCAACACAACATCCCAGACTTCACTAAACCCCCGGCCCTCCCGCTACCTCCTGGCGTCGATCAGACGATAGCCAACGCCCCTCCGCTATCCATTAAGCCCCCTGTGGCAGACGCTGTGCCCCCGCCACCAGTGTCAGACGACCCCATCGAACCCGCTGAAGCTCCGCAGGAGTCAGGTGGTAGGGGTGTGTTTGGCTCCATAGCACGAGCCGTAGCTCTCGCCATACCGGACCCCGACGCCGGGACGGCCTCTCCACCTCCCTCTGGTGACCCCGACGAAGCGGCTATGATTGCAGCCGGGCGTCTTCCCCCCGACCTCTCTGACTTCGATGTCCGTTCGGGGGTGCTTGACAGTGAAGCTGCTAAAGCAGCGGACGAGGCTGAGCAGTCCTCTATGGAGTTTTTCACCGCTCCGGACCCGTACGTCAGGAACCAGAGTGACCTGGATAAAATTCCTGTAGGGGGGAAGTACTACGACCAGTTCGGCGCGATACAGGAAAAAGGCAAGGAGACTCATGATATAGAGGACATCCTCCCTCCCTTACACTGGGACGGTTCCGGTCGCCCGTTGCAGGACGTGGACCGTGATCAGCTTAGGAGAGATGGACTGACGGAGGAGCAAATAGAAGATGAAAGCTGGAGGTGGTACAAGAAGCGGATAGAACAGCAGATTGCAGACCGCGAAAAGGGGATGGCTGGCATAACCAGCCAGATAAGTCGTATAGCGGGTGACTTCACCAACAGACAGTCGCTTATGATGACGCCAGAAGACGAAAGAGCGCGACACCTCTCTCGTGGACGAAACTGGCTGGGGTACGCGGGCCAGATACTAGAGGGGGTCTTCCAATACTTTCATGAAAACATGCACGTTGGTGGGGGTCTGGACCAGGGTATGCTCCACGAACGCGAGGGCGATCCGGCAATGGGGTCCTACGCTGCGAAACGCAAGCGCCGTGCGGAGATTCGGGAATCCCAAGGCCTACAGTGGAGCCCCGATCTTAACAGGTGGACCACAGCCACCGGGGTCCCAGTGGTGTACGATGGGGCGGAGCAGAAGTACGTCACAGAAGATCCGTTTAAGACCTACCCAAAAAGCTGGAGAGACGTGGACCCGTTGCAAATAGACCCGGCCACCGGCCAGCAGATTGAGATAACGGGTGACTTGGAAGAGATAACAGGTAGCCCCTTCGACTCCACGAAGTTTATGGGCGGGCTGTGGGGCAGAGAGCCATTTGACGTGGCGGGCGCTAGGACTGCTGCCGAGTACGCCCGCAACAAGGGGCTGCTGGTACCCGAGGTGTTCCAGGACCTCGAAGTCTCTCGGATCGTGCACCAGCTAAGAGTAAACCCCAGCTCGGTCTCGCTAGAGGACCAACAGTACGTCGGTAATCGGCTAGCTACCATAGTGTACGACAGCGAAAAGGGCGCTTTCTACATGGGAGGGGACATACTCACCGGCATGCCCATGTTCATGCTGGAGTTCTTGTTAACGAAGGGTGCGGCCTCAAAGGGACGTTCCATAGGCCTGAGGATTGCTAGGACTCGGATGGCCCAGTCAATCCGTAATTCAGTGACTGCCATTCGGCGGGCGACCCCTGGTTTGTCTCTGAGAGCCTCTCGCACTAAAGCCATAGCTAGGGCCACAGTGCTTAAGGAGGGGGGCGAGGAATTCGTGGAGGAAGGCCTCTTTAGGGGGCTGGGGCTGGGCAAAAGGGACGCGGTTTATGCGTTCGATCAGATGTCGGACGTAGGGAAAGCCTACACCCTTATGGAGCACGTGGCCATACAGTCCTCGGGAGCCCTGGGCCTGATGGTTGGTGTCGGAGGGATGACGATGCTGAACCCTCGACTGCTGGCCACGTCGATGGGACAACACATGGGTGAGCATTACGGTGCTGTCACCGACGAGGACGGAGACTGGCGTGTGTATCTCGGCAAGGAGTCCAACCTTACCCTTGGAGGCTTTACGAAGGCTGTGGGTGCCACCTACATCGAATTACTGAGCGAGATGGTGGGTGGCGGTATAACGCTGGGCGTTGCTAACCTCAAGAGAATGGGGAACAGCGCTAGGAAAGCGCAGGCTAGGATGTGGGTCAAAGAAACCATGGAAACGGTGGGGCAGGGAAGGATAGGCGTCAGGGCTATGAACATAGGGATGAGCGGTAAGGCTATCAAGTCTTTCGTGACAAACCCAAAGTTGGGGTGGCAGGGTCTCTCGGATCACGTAGACGACCTCGTGAGGCGGGAAATTACGGAGTTCGTGGACGCGGCGACGGGGAGGGGATTACCCTGGAAGAAATACGCTGCATCAATTGGTTACAACGGACCCTTTAACGAATGGCTAGAAGAGCGGTTTAATGACTTCGCTAGTAAGGTCACGGGAATAGAAGACACGTTCGGTAACATACAAGACCTCACCACGTTCTTCCATGACAAGGGAGACTGGGACCAAGGTAAAAAGCAGCTGTTCGCTGAGATGATGGCGTTCTTCGGAGTACCCACGGCTGGTATAGCGTTTAACATGGCCTTGCATTACCCTAAAGTAGCGGCGAGGGTTGTGAAAAACAAGTGGATGAGTAGGAAAGACGCAGAAGATATGGGAGCGGGCCGCTTAAGTAAGGGAGAGCGGGCTGAGTTGGCGCGGATGATTGCGGATCTGAGCAAAGACGAGCATGAAATAAACGAACAGCGCGGTATAGACAGGGACGCAGCTGAGCTTGAGGCAGCCGATGAATTAGATCCCCCGACTCGTCCTTTCGAGACGCAGGAAGAAACGGACGCCCTGTTCCCCGAGACTAACGCTAGGGATGACGCTGGTGTCAAGAAAGCAGACGAGGACTGGGAGGGTCTCAAGTTAAGCATCTCGGGTGGCAAAAGGGAGAAGAGGAAGAACAAAGAAACAGGCGAGATGGAGGAGGAAACCGACGATCAGTACTACGGCAGGTTGCGTAGAGAGCGGGCAGGCTCTGTCTTGGCGTACACGAGGGCATACGAAAGACACCTACGGAATGTGTACCCGTGGCTGTCTGAGTTAAATCAAGCACATCTGGTGAAGCAGTACGAGGAACGACTGGCAGAGCTGGGTGGTCACAACGTCGAGGTAGCCAAAGAGGACGCAGGCGGGGAGACGACGAACGAAACCACGTGGAACGAAGCCTTGGCGCAGGCCGACGTAGACCAACGGGCGGCTGACAAATTAGCAGCCAAGGAATTGGCGGCTGATAAAGCTGAGGCGGTTGCCAAGGCGCAGGCGGATCGTGCAGCTGCTTTGAAGAAGGAGAAAGAGGAAGGCCTACCCCCGCTTCCTGACCAGGACAACTCCGTTTCCGGCGCTCCCATCAATGAAAATGCAGAGGCAGAGGAAACTCAGGACAGGTTGGATGAGGTAAACAGGGCAGAAGCCGCCGTGGAGGCCGAGCACAGGGCAGAACAGGCTGCCAAGGAAGCGGAGTTGTTGAGGAAGAAGGAAGATCCGAGCAAGGTTGCTGAAGCAGGAGCGGCAGGACGTAGAGACGCCAACGACGACAGCTTAGGAATAGACCATAAGCATACTATAGTGGAGACTCTGCGAGGACGGCACAAGGTAGAGGCTGCCGCGGCGTACATTAACGGGTGGAATGCTGCAACCAGTGAGAGGCTGGCCGGTCAGAGGGAATCAGCGCGCCAGACACCAGCGGAGGCACCAGCAGAGGCACCAGCAGAGGCACCAGCGGAGGCACCAGCGGCCACAGACACCCCCGCACAGGCACCAGTAGCACCGCAGGCACCAGTAGCACCACAGGCACCAGCAGAGGCACCAGCGGCCACAGACACCCCCGCACAGACACCAGCGGACCGGACGCCCGCAGACCCCGGTCCAGTAGACCTCGGTGTCTCCGAATCAGACGGTTCGGTTGAAGAAGACGCCGAGGGTTTCGGAGAGGGCCCCGCACAAACACCGGAGGGCTTTATCCCGGTTCCAAAGGAGGGTGAAGCCTCGGCAGAAGAGCGCGCAGATGCCGACGGGTACAACGTCGGGTATGCGTCTTCCACTAACCAGCCGTACCCACAGAAGACTACGGATGAGCAGCTTAAAGACAAAGGCGTTAGGTCTGCGTTCGTAGACGGATTGGAGCGAGGGGCAGAGGACGGGAAGCAAGAAAACGTACGGCAGCAACGAGCAGAGTGGGAGGCCAATACAGAGTTGTTCTACGAGGGTCAACCGGAAGAGTTGCGAAACGCCCGCCCCACCGATCTACATCCAAAGATCGTGCGCCTGCTTGGTGGAGCCACGATGGTTCGTGAGCACAGCAGCTCGGAGAAAAAGGTAGAGGAAGCCATAAAGAGACTCACGGGTGCGCGTCACGTTATATTCTACGAGTCCGACGGAACGACCCCAGGGGTGTACATCCAACAAACGGGGGTGGTGTACATTCGGAGGGGAGGCGGGATGTTCTGGTCGTTGCGGCTAGCGGGCAACAGGTTGTCAAATAGGATGCGGGCTGTCATCTTCCACGAGGCCCTACACTCCATGGAGTTGGAGCGGCCTAGAACGTACGAGAAGATATACAACCTACTCAGTAGAATGTTGAAACCCGGAGACCCAAAGGGTAGGACCGTCCTGATAGCCCTGGCTGACGAATACGTAGCACGTACTCTCGGTCATGTGCGAAGAGTGGAAGGGGAAATTGCAGACAAAAAGGGAGAGATTGCGATTGCCCGGCATATTGGTAAAAAAGAGGAGGTAATACAGGAATTGAGGGATGAGCTGCTTGACCTCGAAGCAGAACACAAAGAAGCTAAGGCGCAGAACAAAATCCTCGAAGACTCAAAAAAAGAGACTCTTGACCCTAACCGGAAAGCAGGTATAATCACCTTGTACGAGAGCGAGGGAATGGCCTCGTGGATGGAAAAGAACATGCCGAAGAAGGGTCGGATAGAGGACCTTGGTCTGGCCAACGAGTTTGAGCTTAGTATTAGGGGAATCCTTAGGGAGATAGCGCGGGCAGTGAAGGAGGTCGTGTACCGATTCAGGATGATGCGGGACCCCGAACTGCGGGCAGTTCTGGACGAGGTTTGGGAGTACTGGGACAACATGAGTAGGCCCGGTGTACTGGAGCATCAGGGTGGTGTGTCTAGGGAGGGTAAGGGTAACCTGAACTACGCCACAACAGCGGACGTGGACGCCGCAAGAGAAGCTAGAGAAGATAGAAAAAGAAAAAGAGCAAAAGACAGAGCAGCAAAAGACAGAGCAGCAAAAGACAGAGCAGCCAAAGAAGAGTACCCCGGAGAGCTTAGCCCGCGCAGAGCCTTGGACCGCATCCCCGGTGATCCGTACCTACACCCTGGGGTCTACGACGCACGGGACGCACTGGAGCTTCTGGAAAGGGACGGTTACCTGGACTTCGGCCAGAAGGCACTGGCTAAAGACCTAGCCAAAGTCCTGAAGGACCAACTTCGCCATAGACCGGGTACGTACTATGACTCGAAGGATAAACTGGTAAACAATCTGGACGACCTCACTTTAGAGATTCTGGAGGATTACCCCGATACAGTTCCAGCTGCGAACAGGAACTACGCGGGTCTGTACTACCCCGGAGAAAACCGCGCAGAGGTAATACTGTCGCAGGTAAAGGACCGGCTCCCACAGATACTTCTGCATGAGCTGTCGCACGCAGCGACGTACCTCATGATACGCGCGGACCATGCGTACAACATGGACGGGGCCGGTGGTCTGGCTCGCATGCCAATAAGGGTGGCGGAGCAGTACATCCGTCTGCGACAAATACTGGAGTACCTCAGGGACAACATACCAGAAGGCGTGATGGAGAAACGTGGTTGGAAGTGGGCGGAGGAAACGTACGGCTTACAAAATGTGTCCGAGATGCTGGCTGAGGGTTACACCAACGAGGTGTTCCAGGCGTGGATTAAGCAGCACGTGGTCCCTGGCGACTCCGCGTTCAAGGAACTACGCGACAAGTCCCTTTGGTCCACTTTCGTTGACATCATCAAGAAGCTCCTCCGCATCTCTGGGGCACCCGCGGGCAACGCTCTGGAGGAGATACTTGAGATCGGCGCTGGCGTGATGGAAGCTCAAACCGACCCGAGAAACTTTGGCCGTCGCCGGGCCTCCGTGGCTCGTACGGCTGACTACCACAAACAGCTTGGTCGCACCTCGACGGAGTTTGAGGAAGGGTACTACAAGGTAGAGGGCTCTCAAACGACTCGGACGACCGACGGGGCACCCCTTGTGCTTCGCAAGCCAGCGCTGCGTAACCACCCGCTGGCAGCTTTCGTGCCCAGCCGGGAGGCACACACAGGACACTCAGGCGAGAGCGGAATACAGCAACACAGCGCTGGCGCTCAGCACCCTTGGGTGGTTGTGATCGAGGGTGGCAAGAACGGCAGCGGGCACATCTACGGTAAGCACCCCGACGGCAGCCAGACCGCGCACCAGGAATACGGCCCCGGTCGGGCGTTCATGGAGGCTCACGAAGCCACAGAAGCCGACATCAGCGTACACCACCTGGGTGCCCCTATGGTTCCCCTGGACAGTGTTCCCGTGAAGGGTACCACGGTGTACCGGCAGATCAACGGTGAGATGGTTCCGGTGAACGTAGAGCGAGTGGGTGGAAGGACCGGCAAGATCGTGGTGGCCAAAAACATCCACACAGGCGAGACTTATCAGGCCCACTACCGAAACTACCACGAGCGTCCGGGCTTGCGGGAGAACAGGGCCGAGATTAACCCGCGTTACGCTGTAGGTCAGTCCAAGCCCATCGACGAGTTCAGGGGCATACACACCATCCGAGGTATGTTCTCACGGATCGTGGGTCCACACCGACTCATCCGGTATGTGTTCGACCCAGATACCCGTGACATGTTGATCGGTGACGCCAACGACGTGATGCACGACGCCCTTCGCAAGTACATGCCAGTGCAGGCCAACAGGAAAAAGTGGATCAATGGAGACGGTTGGCTAGACAACAAGGGTCGAATTAACCTCAAAGACAACACCATGACCGTTCTTGGCGGGGTAAGCACAGCGGTAAAGACACAGAACGAGTTGCACAAGTTCCTTGAAGAGCACGGGATCAAAAAGGTAATGGCCAAGGGGCACTGGCGTTACGATGAAGACGAGGGCGAGCTGACCCCACTGCGAGCCCTGGGGCCGGAGTCGGGTGACGGGATCTTAACAAAGACCCTGGCTAACATCCGTAAGTCCGCCGAGGCACTGGTGGGTGAGCTAAAGAACAACGGAGGTTTCACGTTCGACCCGAGAACGGGCGGGCTGGTGACCAGTGGTTTCGCGGTGTCTCCGTACGACGACCAAGAGCGAATCCCCAGCATGGTTGAGACTTTCGAGAAGAAGCACATCAACAAGTACGCCAAGGAAGCAGGCGACCTGCTAAACGAGGGAGGACACTTCCTGGGCGGATGGAACGAAGAAGGACGTGGTTACCTGGACGTTGTTAAAGTGTACGCAACCATCGACGAGGCCATGGAGGTCGCTGCTAATAGCAACCAGCTAGCTATTCACGACCTCACCACTCACGAAGACCACCGCACGGTTAACTGGCACGACGACAGAGGCCTGGGTGACGCCATAACAAGGGAGCTGCGGGACAAGGACCACGACTCGCTGATAGGTGCCACGTCTTACCTTGACGGGACCGTCGGGCTGCCGTCGGTGCGTCAGGTACTGAGTGGCATACTCATGATGCCGTACGGAATGGTGGAGCGTAAGTTGAAGGTACTGATGGACGCCACCGAAGAGAGCCCCACTGGTGAGCAGATCACAGAGGCCACCGGCATGGGCGCGACCGTGATGATGGGCAAGCCCACGGAATGGAAGACGTTCCTCATGCGGTACCGAATGGACAGGGTCGAGATGGGCAACGCTTACTACGCGGCGTTCGAGGACGACGAGAGTATGGTCGAAAGGATGTTTCGTCTGGAGGGCCTTACTCCGGGGCAACTGGACAGTGAGTACCGAGCGGTTATGGGTCCGTTCCACTCTAAAGGCCTGGAGTACCTGAAGAGGGACAGCAGCGGAAACTGGAGTCAGGTTGTGGATAAGTGGTTCCCTGTCGGTAAAGGCGGAAGGAAAAAGGGACAGCCTGTCACAAGGCACGAGGACTTCCCCCGCACCAAGACGGGCGAGGCTGCCAAGAACGCTAAGCCCATTCGGGAGGTTATAGTTGAGAAGATGCTCAACGAGAAAGTCTCAAACAACGAGAAGGTGGCAGCGATAGAGTGGGCACGGCAGGTGGAACGTCTGTCGTCACACGAAAGCAGACCAGAGGTCTCTAAGCGCACTGGAAGCACGCGGGTGGCCGTTCCCAGTATGGATGAGATGCGGAGGATGGCTTCGGCGGCAGTAGAAGAGTTCGGAAACATGGCCGACTGGTACGAGGAGTTCTCAGACTTCATCGTTGAAGAGTTCGGTGAGGAGAACCTGTTCGAGTGGTCGGTGATAATGGGTATCACGTCTGCCCAGAACCCGGTTAAGAACAACATGTCTAACGCTATCCGCGTGATGACACTGGCTCGGAAGTACCAGATATTCACGCTCACAAGGGGACAGTGGATAGAAAGAATAAAGAACGACCCTGAGTCTACGGGTGCCAACGGTAAGGTGGCCACCACCGACGATCAGCAGGGACAGATATACGACTTCTACATGTCTGGGGAGTACGTCGGTGGTTTGAAGGTGAGCACGTTCATGCGTACGTTCACCGACAGGTACACCGGTCGTTGGCAGCCCTGGGGTGTTATGGACGTACACATGTCCAGGTTCTACGGCCTGAACTACGACTCGTGGGTGGTCCCCAAGAGTGGGATCTTTGAGGACGGCCACTGGAAGGACGGGGCGATGTTCAAGAGTGACGACCACATCCGGGTGGCCAACTACTTCAACGCCGTTCTCGCCAGAGAGCACAACATGAGCCCCGACAGGATGCAGGCCATCTGCTGGTTCTACGCCAAAAAGTACTTGGCCCCTCAGAAGCTCGACTCCGAGGGCAAACCAAAGCATGTAGACGACGGTACATTGGAGGAGGCCGTTGACTACTCTAGGACTGACATACGAGAGCTGAACGAGATCATCGACAAAAACCGCAGGTACACAAAGAACTTCCTTAACTTCCAGGATAAGGACATAGGTAGTATCAAGGCTGCCCCCTCGACAGACGACTACAACACCGTGAGAGACCGCGTGCCCATGGAGAGGCTGGCGGCTGCCGTCACCAGAGAGATCCTTCGCAGGAAGGAGGAGGGGGAAGACGTCACCGAGTGGGAGATGTTGATTAACATGGAGGCCCTGCTTCGGGATCAGCTTCTGGAGGCAGAGGATGGGTACGCGCCACCCAAGCTCATCACGCTGGAGATGGCTAGAGTCGAGGGAGAGGTGTCACCACGGTACGCCATATCAGATGACGGGGGCGGTAAGAAGAAGAAGAAGAAGAAGAAGAAGAAGAAGGGCCGTAAGACTCACAGCGAAGTCGGTCCACAGGCCACTGGACTTTCAACGCCTATAACCGATCTTCGCAGGAAAAAAGAGGTCCAGGACTTCCGTAGGGCACTCGACCGAGAGGCCAGAGCCATAGCTAGAATCCGCAAGGCGGCTGATGCCAGCGGTCGTAAGGCGGTTAAGGAGTACCGACATGAAATGGAGTTGGCCAGGGATGCGGTGCTACACGAGATCGAGGGCCTGCCCCTGCCGGTCGCTGAGAATTTGCTGAAGCAGGCCAACAAGGCGGACACACCGGCTAAGATGACAACCGTGTCGATTCGGGTTAGCAACGCAAGGTACAACCACATCCACGGCAACACAAGGTGGGGAGGCCGACCGGCTGTAGTTAAGACTCAAGAGCAGATGGACAACTACGTCAAACGGCATGAGGAAAACGTCCTCAAGGCAGAGGAGAGGGGTGTCAAGAAGGGGTTCCGGGCTGGTGCCATATCCATGAACGATACCCACGAAGAGCTGGTCAAGTACGTCAGAACCAGAATACCGCCAGAGCACCAGTCTGCGCTGCTGCCCAGGCTCGTTAGAGTTCGCACTCCTTCGCAGACTAGGAAATTCGTGGAGTCCGTTGAACGTCTGGCCAACACCCTTGAGAAGCGTGCGGCTGTGCAGGCTATGAGGGACCTGTACGCAGACATCGCAAAGGACAAAAACATAACCCCTGCGTTCCGAGCTAAGATCCAGAAGGAACTGGACAAGATGTCCCCCACCACCCCTAGCCGTGCGGTCACCGACGCGGCCCAGAAGCTGCTGGAGGAAGCCTCCAAGGCAGCCGAAACAATGGGTGGGAACGAAGACATGTTGATGAACATACCCGGCCACCTTCTGGACAAAGCTGTTAGGGACATCCAGAAGCTGGGGAGGGACCAGATGGCGGATGTGACGGCAGAGGATCTGTACAACTTCGTGGACGGCATGAGACACCTGATAGCTCTGGAGAGACAAAGAAACAGCGAGGAAGGCAAAGAGCGAGAGCGTACCTGGGGTAAGAACATCACCAACATCTTAGCCACCATAAAGAAAAGAGGAAGGAAAATACGCAAGGGCGTAGAGTTGACCGACGCTGAAAAAGCATCTAACACACCGGTTCACAAGACGGCGAGCTGGGCAAAATGGTTAACTCTTGACCACAACGTCAGCTACGATTCGCTGGTGGAGGTCATCGGTGGGATAGACTCTCCCCTGTACAAGATCCTGGTGGGGGACCTATGGGCAGCAGACAGGGGGTTCGAGGAAGGACAGAGGACGTCGTCTAGGTGGATTGATGATCTACTAACACGAGCGGGCGTCGAAGACCTAACCAAGTGGTCCAACCACATGAGCCCCGAGGGCAGCCTAGCTCGTACGCTTACCCCCGGTGTCACATCTAACAAACAAACAGCCAAACCAGAAACTATAAGGCTGCCGTCAGCCAGGGTAACCAAGGTGGTGGTAGATAAGGAGACAGGGAAGACCAGTACGATTGACGGGGACCTCGTAAAGAATATAAAAATCGTGAAGGCCGAAAGGGTCATGCTACTTCTGACGTTCCTGGACAGCCACGCCAGGGCCCAGATCCTGGATGAGAGCCACAATGGTGTGCTGTTCGAGGGACGTAGTCACGGCGTACGTCTGAAGCACGAAGACATCACGGCCATCGTGAAGAGCGCTACCCCCGAGGAGATGCAGGTGGCGCGTGAGATGCACGGGTACCTCAACGACGAGCTTCGAGCCATAATAAATCAAGGATGGGTCACGATCACAGGTCAGGAGCTGTCCCGTAGGGACGACTACGCCCCAACAGTGAGGTCCAGCAGGTACGTGGACGAAGAAGGCATTGGTCCCATGGGACAGTGGGACGGTGGCATGCACCTAGAGAACGACAGCATAACCAAGGAACGTGTCAAGCGCTCCAATCAGGCGTACGTTATAGGGGACGCATTCGCGGTGTTCCTGGCACACTCGAACCGGGTAAACGCCATAGCCCACAAGGTGTCGGCGGTACACAACGCACTGAGGGTTGTTAAGCACCCCGACTTCTTGAACGCGATGGAGGTCATGTTCGGCACAACCGCGGAAGCAAGGGTCCGCGTTAAGCGGCTGGAGCGGGACATAAAGGACTGGCAGGGGCTGGAAGACAGAGCGCCTGGGGACCTGTTTAACCAAATAACTAGGAAAGCAATTACTGGGGGTTACGTCACTGCCCTGGGGTTGAAGCCGTACATTCACATGTACCAGCCAGCGTCCTTGATGGCGGCTTCCAGTGAGATCGAGATTAAGTACCTCTTACAGCACTCCCCCCAAT